CGTTGCAGCGGCTCAAAAAAGTAAATTTTTTCGTTTACTTTTTTTGCAAAAAGCCTTGACTTTGTAAACGAATTAGTTTACAATAAGGATGTAAACGAAAACATTTACAAACCACATCACGAAACACCAAAACAGGAGGAAAAAACCATGAAAAAAAACATCGACTACACCGCACTCTCTGATACCATCCGCGCCGAACTCAACGCCCGCCACGATCGCAGCGCATGGGATAAGGCCGTCACGTTGTACGCTCTCGACCTGCTGGAGGATATCCAGTGGGGCGCAAATGACGTGGAGCGGCTCCCGATTGACGGTGCAGAGCTTGAGCGGTGGGCGCTCAACGGTGCAAGCTGCTGGGAGCAGTACAGCAACGGCGGCTGCTCCATCTGCTACAATGCCGATATCGCCGCCCGCGTCTGCACCACCTCCGAACTCAAGCGCACCGACGGCGGCATGAACAACCCCAACAGCCGGGAAACGTGGCTTGACGTGCAAGCCCGCGCACTGTATCAAGCCTGCAACCGTATCCGCACCATCTGCCGCACCAACGGCCTGTATTGCAAAGGGGTGCAGTAATATGCTGGTACTTGATGCAAGCCAGTGGGCTGCCCTCTGGTACGTGGGCGGCATGATATCCGGTTTTCTCCTCTGTCTGGTCTGGCTCAACAATCGGGCGGAGCAGTAAGGAGGCAAGACAATGACAAAAACATTTCGTGCAAAGCTGCTTAAAGCTGGCGCATTAGATACTGCAAAATATCGGTATGCTGTATATCACGGCCACGCCTACGACGTCATCAAACGAATTAAAAAAACTGAAATCCGTTCTTGGAACGCCGAAAATGACGAATATTGGGAATCTGTAGAATATATTTGCTATTAAATGAGGTGTAACAATGACGACGTTTGAAGAAAAAGTGAACGCATACCGTGAAAACAAACGGTTAATTGAAGAGCTTGAAGTAATGAACGACGCTGTAAAGGCCGATATTATCGCAATGATGAAAGGCGCGCCCGAAATGGCGCAGGGCACTGCAAAGGCCATTTACAAGGACGTGCAAAGCGTCCGACTCGATAGCAAGCTTTTACAGGCCGCGCACCCGGATATTTATGCTGAGTGCAGCAAAAAGACCGTTTACAAACGGTTTAGCGTTGTATAAGGGGGCGCAAATTATGTTATATTATCGTATTCCGGCAAAGTTTGACGGGCGGGCGGTTGTATCCTCTAATTCCTACCACTACAAGGTCAAGCGGTATCTAATCGGCGGTGAGCTGTACACGGCTAAAGAGTGCGCCCGCTATGGTATCAGCACGGCAGGGCTTGAGCCTGTCACAATCTCACAGCGTCGCACCTTTACCAATTTTGGCGTTATGGAGGTGCACGCATGATTTTTTCTTGCATCCTGTTTTTCTTCTGGTTTTTCTCGGCGCTGTTCAAAGCGTCAAAGTGATACCACCCGGACACTTTAGCGGGGCTGCACCGTAAAGCAACCCCGCCCCAGCCCAAAAGGGCAAAAATATTTCTTGCAAGTCCTGTTTTTGGGGCTTGCAGTATGATATACTGTAAAAAAGGGCAGAAGCCCGGAAAAGAGGAAAACCATGTTAAAAGATATTTCCAGCAGTGCCGCCGCCCTGTATGATGGAGGATGGAGAAGCACAGACGCTGACCAGCTCCGCACGGAATATGACTTGACAGAGGAAGAAACGCAAAAGCTTTGCGCCGCCCTTGTAGACCTTGAAGAAAAAAATAAATGATATCCACCCCGCCCACGCTGGCGGGGCTTTTCTTTTGCCTTGCATCGACACGGTGCGGGGCTTTTATTTTTGCCATGCTCCAATACAGCCACGAACAAGCGTTTACAGCGTGTTTTGCATCGTCAATGCAGTTTATACCGCAAACGCAGCAAAACAATGCACAGAGCTTTGCAGGGGCTTTTCCTGCGATTGTACCCGCTCAACCGCCCACGATACCAAACCGACACAAGCGGCTATAATACCGCCTGCGCCACGCTGGAGCGTATCACAGCGCCGCAACACCTCCAGCACGTACCAGATACCAGCACCACGCCGGACGCTGTACAGCTCAGCGCAGACCGCCTATTATAATAATGTATATAAGGGCGCAGCATATCGCAGACTATGCCAGCCCGGCGGGGTCAGCTCCTACCGTGTGTAGATCGCTGGCAAGTGCTGCACCCGGCGCACCTGCTGAGGGGTCAGCGTCTCCACCTGTACAGAGTCAGCCCGGCGGCTTGCAATCTTGCACCGGGTCAGCGGTCAGAGCGCGGCGGGTCTGTCTGACACACTCCACCCGGAGATACAGCCCAGCAGCAGGGGTGCGGCGGGCGGCGCGGAACCATTGACGGCTACCGCCGTATCTCTTTTCGGGCTTTCGCCCGATAGCCAATAAGGGCAAGTAATAGTCGCAGCGTTCCGGCTGGAATAGTCGTAACAGCTTCTGGAATAGTCGTAGCCAATAGTCGCAGTTTCTCCAATAAAATAGTCGTGGAATAGTCGTAAAGTCGTCAGACGACTAGCTTTTGAAAGTCCTATATATAGTATATTAACGAACAGTTTGCTAATAGTCGTAAAGCAATAACAGCAGCACTTTCTTGCGAATCATCGTCAAATAGTCATGTATTTTTTGTGTGAAATAGTCGTTCTCCTTTTAGAGAAAGAGAGGTGCGATAGTCGCTAAGTCATCCGACCACTCCCAAAATCACCTCTCGTTCAAATTTCGTATAATTTATTCTTCTGCTAGTTATACCTATTTCGTATAATAGCCGTATTTATTATAGTATACAGATATAGTTACTCCCAATAATCACGGATTATTTCGTATAATAACTCGTACCATCCGATTCGGTCTGTTCCTGCTCGATTTAATTCCCAGTAACGCACTATGGTATTTTAATCAATTCATAGCATTCTGCTAGGAATAGTAAATGCAACATTTCTACATATTAAACCGACTGCAAAATGAAGTCAATTCTCCATGTCTGGAATAGTCGCAGACTATCCACCAGTCTGAACCTCACGCCAGTTCTCGCCTACGGTCTGCTCTGCTGGCTAACGGTGTAGCTTTGGAGATAGAGGGTTCTAGGGGGAAAGAACCTTTGCGAAAATGTTTGGTTGTCATTTCCAGTTGTCGCAGTTGTCGCACCATTTTGGCGTGGGGGCCTCAAACAATTTATTTGTTTGAGGGGGGAGTTGGGGGGATTATAGGGGGTAATAGGGGTTGTAGGGGAAAGAGGGGGAAGAAAGGGGGGAAGATTGGATGCAAACGCATCATGTGCATCCATTTGCATGCAAACGCATCACGCTGATAGTCGTAGCCATATCAGCCCAAACGCCACTCGATCGAGACGGTTTCTGCTCAAAATCAGACCTTGCCGTTTTCTCTCGATAAATAACAGACGAAAAAAGCACGGAATAGTTGCAGAGGGTAGTTTTACCACCTGATACCATTCCATGCTTTCTGATACAGTATTTCTGTAGCCGCACGAGCTAAAATTAGATATTCTTGCTCTCTCGTGCCTTACGCAGACGCTCTGCCAGAGCTTTACGCTGCTCTTCGCTAATTTCACGAGTGATGGGCGAGCGGAACTTCACAAGACGTTTCGGCATCAAATAGGTCTTGGATTCCTTGCACCGCTTGGCAGACAGCTCCTCCATGAACTTGTACGTATCAGGGAACTGCTCACAGAGCTTGTCCAGCTTGCGGATATAAACCGGGTCTGCTGTGTAGACTTTTGCGGTATCCTCCGCTGCGTTGAATGTGATGATGGTTTCACGTTCGATGTTGGTAAGTGCCATAGTTGTTTTTTCCTTTGCGTTATTTCTTGTTGATTTTCTTCTTTGGGCAAGATTCAGAAAATTCATCGTAGCAGGCCCAGCACGGGATGGTCTTACGGCAAATCAGCCGTTCTTCCCTTTCGCGCTTTTCACGTTCTTCTTGCTCCTTGCGTTCTTTCTCATGCCGTCTATGCGCATTAGCAATGATGATAGCATGAACGCCAGCCATGTTTGGAACCATAGTCTTTTCCTCCTGTATTTTGTGTAGTGAAAAGTATTTATGGGGTTCAGACGGTAACTTTATCGCCAAGACCCTGTTATCTGTTTTTCTTGCCTATTCTACTGTGACGATACGAGCACAGAAGCGATGTTATACGCTTTTTTGTCCAATCTGCGCAATTCAAGCCTAGTCGGAAGCAAACCACGGCAAAAGTATGCACTCCCAAAAGGAGTTCCTTTTACTGGGCTATCCATGTGTTTTGGATTCATAAAATCTATTCTCTTGTCAAAACAAAGCATTTGAACGTCATTTTTGAAAATCTCAAATCTTGTTTTCCCTTGAATGCTATTTGCCGGAAGAAGTAATGCAAATGGTTTATTTAACTCGTATGCTCTACGAAGAACAGCGTCTTTTTTGCTAAACGGCGGATTTGAAACAAGAATGTCCCATTTTTGAGGTTCGTAATCAAAAAAGTTCTGCCCATAGTCAATATGGCTATAAATCACTTTATTTCCATTGTTTTCCAAAACGCTGACAAACGCAGACCATTCTTTGTCAAACGGACACCAAATAATCTTATTGTTTGGAATAAATTCCAAAAGAGGTCTTACGGCATAGCTTGGAGTATACTGTTCATCTCCGTTTTTTGAACTGTCAGATTGTAAATATCCTATATTTTCTGCCACAAGTTATCACCTCACATCCACACGCATTCTTTGAACTGCTGGGTCTCCATCTGGAACGTGATGTCAAGCGACCCCACGTTGCCCTCTTTGTTCTTCTCAAGCGCAAAATGATAGTGCTGCTCTGGTCGCTTTTTCGTGGTCACATTTTGTGCCAGCAGGATGATTGCGTCTGCGTCCTGCTCGATCTGCCCGGATTCTCGCAGGTCTGCGGCGGTCGGTGGGATACCCGCTCTTGTGGTCTCTCGATTGAGCTGTGCAAGTGCCACCACCAGCGTTCCCGTGGACTGTGCGAACTCATGCAGTGCCATGCTGATTTCCGTGACGGCACTGTATCGGTCTTTCGCTCCAGCTTGATGGATAAGCTGCAAATAGTCGATGAAAACTACTTTGGCTTGCATCCTGATGGACTGCGTTCTAATCCACCCAACACTCTTGCCAGCGGCAGAACGGACGAATAGCGGATATTTCTTGATGGCTGCCAGCCGGTCAAGCTCATCAACGCTGACGGTCTTGTTTTTGACCGTATGTAGCGGTACGCCTAACTGGTTTGCGATAATACGAGCATAGAGCGTGTCTGGGTCTGTTTCTAGGCTGAAATACGCCACCTTGCGCCCGTTCTTGGCTATTTCACAGGCAAGTTGCAGAGACAGAGCGGTCTTACCAGTAGACGGTCTGCCGCCGATCACAACGAAGTTGCCCGGCACAAGATGCAAGTTGTTGTCCAGCACTTTAAGTCCTGTGCTGATATACTCCGGCTTATCATCCAACTTGCGGATGTAATTGTCTATGCCATCGCACATCGGGATGAAATCGCTTCTCTCGTTGTGTAAATTGATAGCTTCGCCTAGCTGCTCATAAATGCCCGTCAGGTCTGCGTATCTGGTCGAGCCATCAACGATTTTGAACGCAAGTTCTCTGGCTCTGGACAATGCTACCTGTTCCTTGACGATTCCAGCCCATCCAAGCATCATGTCGTGGGTGACGTTGCGGATGAACTCTGCGCCGAAGGCATCAAGGCATTCGCTCATTGCTTTCTTGCAGTTATCGTACCGCCCCATGACTTCTACCGGGTTCCACTTGTCGTTGTGTTCCCAATAGCCACGAATGGCAGCGAACGTATCATGCAGTTCAGGGCAGAAATCGTCGATTTTGAGGTCTTGCAACACATCGGCATACTCAGAAAACGTAAGTACTGCCCCAAGCAGGATGTATTGGGTCTGATTTTCAATATTCACCGCAGAAAGTCTCCCTCGTCAGGCAATTCAGCCATTGTCTGCTGGTAGCCACCGTTCCAGTCCTTCACGTTACGCATCCAATTCCGTGCAGCAGCTTTCCAGTCTTTCATAGGCGACTTGCCGACCTTCCAGCCATTTGCCGTGAAGTGGTCAACAAACCGCTCTGCTTCTGATTCCATGTAGCCCTTCTCGGAAAAGTATTCTCTGGCTTGCTCGACAGTCGGTGCTTTGAAGCGTTTTACTTCGTTGGCATTTTTCTTTTCACATTTTTCTTTTTTATCAGATTCAGATACAGAATCAGTATCAGATACAGATAAGGCATCGTTTGCATCCATTTGCATATTTTGCATACCAGCGTATGCGTTTGCATCATTGGTATGCGTTTGTATGCACTTGCATTTTTCATCGTTCCAACGCTTATTTGCACTCCGTCTGTTTTTCTCGATTCGCTCCTGTCTTTTCTGTGCATTCATATCATCGAACGCCTTAACAACTTTCCAGAGCATCCGCATAGCACGATCGTCGTCGTACGCTGGCTCAATCCCAGTCTCAACATACTGTGCATAGTTGCGGACGAATGCTCCAAATCCCTCGTCTGTCAGCTCGTCCATCGCATGAACGTGTTCCAACAGAAGAATCATTGATGTTCTCGGCTTGTGTCCCTGCTCCATACTTAATCCTCTTTGTAACGGCTGTTCCACCGGCTGATGATTTCTTGTCGTCCGTCTTTTTCGTCATACGGTGACAAAACGCCATCTTCATCAAAGCTATAGTAAGCGCTATTGCTCATTGATGCATTATTACACTTTTCACACAGAATCATCCATGTTGTGTGGTATCTTCTCTTTGAATCCACTTGATGCAATCCATCATGATATAACGTAGGAATAGACCCGCAGAACGGGCATCTCTTAAGTTCTTCCATTTTTAATCCTCCTCAGAATGGGCACTCAGCGTCAGGCTCACGCAGCCAGCCTTCGCCCGGAATGTTGACTATCTCATAATACTGCCGTGCAACGTAGATTGTTTTCTTCCCATCCTCAGCAATCAGACCGACAATCAGATAGTTACCAGCAGCCATAAAGAACCAAGGGTTGCTTTTGTAGGTCTCTCCCTTCATCCAGTTCTTCATCCTGTTCACGGCTTTTTCAATGTCCTTATCGGGGCAGTCCGGGTTGTCGTATGCAAAGAAATCATCAGGAAATTTAAGCTTTTTCACTTTCTGAACCCCTCTCTCGTTCTCGTGATTCGCTTATGCGCCTTGACAGGTCTTGCGCCTTTGCCGTATGCCGGGCGGATATGTTTTGCCTTGATATGCCCGCAAGGCGGCTTCGGCCCGAAATCAAAAAGGCTCAAGTCCATAACGATGACGCCAAACTTCTTGTTCGTCATACTCAATCCCCCTTTGGTGGATCTGGCATATACGCCCAGTGCGTCACTTGTGCGTACTTTTCGCCAAACTCGCTTTTCTCGACATTGTAGTAGCCTTCGTAGGCATCAGCCCAGAATCGACCATTCCAAACTGCCTCGAATACTTCTGGTTTGTTTCCAATAAAGGGTTGCATAGAAACAAGCACCGCATCGCAATTGTTAGGCGGAAGCCCTTCTTTTTCAATAGAGTGCCAAATCACTTTGTTTTCGCTCATATTGTCCTCCTATACCATCGGAAACGCCATCCAATGCGTCACCGTCACATCTTTCGGCAGTCTCTCGCCTATCTCATCCCAGAACTGACCATCTGCGTAACAGCCAAGAAAGTACGCTGTTGGTGAGATTCCTTGCAACATTTTTCCATCTTTATCACGCCACGTTGTCTTAGTAGCAAGCAACAAAGGTTGCGCTCGCTCTCGTGGCTGTTCGCTTGCTGGATGCCAAAGTGTGTTACTCATAACCTGTTCTCCATCAAAGAACCACAGTTCGGGCAGTAGTTGTAGCGGTCTCGGTTATTTCTCGCATGGCAATTACTGCACATAAACTTCGTCTTATCTTCGTCTTGTGCAATCCATTCAGCGGTACGCTCTAAGGCTGTCGGGGCATCTTCTACAACGTCAATGGCATCGCCAATACCGCAAGCACGGCATCTAACTCCATTGTAGTTCTCGCAGCCATCACAATAAGCTTTCTGGATTCTTTCAATAAGTGCGTTTCGTTCAAGGTATTCTGGATAATTAGCCATTGTCTTTCACCTCGATTGTTGGCGCAGTGTCGATGTAGTCAAGCACATCGTCTAACGACAGGCCACCTATTGTTCCATCGTTATACACCTGAATCCACGCCTCGATGTTTTGACGTAGTTCATTAGCATCAATCGGTCTGACTTCCGCTGCCCTTTCTCCTTTCAATCTCCTTGCAAACCGCCTTGTAAAACGCATCCCACATCTCATAGTCGCAGGACTCGCCAAAGTCGAACCCTGTCCGCTTTCGCTCTGCAATGTCACGTTCAAAACAATCCAACGTCTTGTCGGTCAGCTCCGGCAGGAGCGGTATGATATATCTGCATACAAGGCTAGGCATATACGACCGTCTGCCCAAGCAGTAGCGGACAGCACAGTTGCAGACCGCACCGAAGTCGTCATTGGTAGGGTCTACCACGCCTTTTAGTGCATCGTCCTTTAAATCACACTCTTTACACCCAAGAGAAATTGAAAAGCTACGAAAATCAATATCTGTACATTTTTTACGTCCGCTTTCAATGTCTTGTATGTAACGAACGCTAACGCCAATTCGGTCAGAGAGTTCTTTTTGCGTAAGCCCCATCCATTTTCTGCTTGCCTTAATCTTCTCCCCTGCTGTCATCTTTCTTCTCCCATTCCTTGCATCCACGTTCACCCCACACGAAGTCTGCAACGTGTTCTGACTGGTCGTTTACACACACGTCCTCCGGCTCTGCGTACCATTTGCAAGAGCCACAGGACGGCTCAGATTTGTTCTTACAGGATTCTGCTGTGCATCGGATAGCTTTGTCAGCAGAGAACTGCTTGATGCCCATGCAAGAGCAATATTCAGTGGTGCAGTAGAAGTTCATTCCTCTATCTCCTTCCATCCAATAAACTCGCATAAACCAACAGTGTTATTGGAGCAACGATGAATGAGGACTTTATCGCTTGTTTTGAATTTTGCAATAAATCCAATTTTGCTATCTTCCATTTCGCTTTCAAACATCCAATCAACAATGTCTTTACTGATTCTGACATCGCTTTCGTCCGCCATGGTCGCAAAGCACTGTTTGCACCTGTAAAGAGCACACTTTTTCATTCTCTCTGCCCTCTCTTTCCTCTGTTGAACTGCCCGATCACTCTCTTATACTCTGCATAGCACTCCGGGCACAGGTCGCCAGTGTCCCTACGCCACGCCCAGTCCTTGAAGTATTCGTCAGGGTTCATCATCCTGCCGCCCATAACCGCTCCGCAGCGGTCGCATACTCGTTTATGGTAGATTCCTCTGTCAGTCTGCATCGTCTGTCACCTCTCTGTACTCCACGTCAATCCCTTTTGGCAAAGCCGTCTGGTACTTCTGTGCAAGCTGTTCTGCGCTCTGAGCATCACCCAACGGCTGTTCAGGCGGCGCAACGGTGACTTCCACGTTGTCGCGCATACCAAAGTAGTTCTTGGCTCTGAAAATCCACTCTGCCGGATTCTCCTGACCGTACATACCGTTGTACGCCCACATGGACTGCATTTGCAGAATCAGCTTCAGGATGTATTTCTGCTGCAAGCTGTCGTCACGGCGTTTGCCTGCCATAATCTGCTTTAGGCTCACCCATTCGATGCCCAGCACCAGTGCAATCCATTCCACCACAGGGGAGATTCTGGCTTCAATGCAAGCGTCAAAGAAGAAGTCAAGGCGTTGCTGCACTTCAATCGGGTTGTTCATGTCCACGCTCGGAAGGTCGCCAAAATATTTGGCTGCAATCATACCGATGACCTTCTTGTCCTCTTCATCGCCGATTCTCGACTGCAAATCGCCTGTATTCAGCATCTTAGACCTCGTGATTGCTAACTCCTGCTGTTCTTTCACCTTTTTACTCACCTGTGAGCGGATAGATTTCCGCTTGTTAAGCATCTGTTGTTTCTTCTTTTCTCGCTCTTTCTCACGCTTCGCAGCAGCTTCTTCTTTTGCCTTTTGCGCCCGCTTCTCACGCTTTTTCTTTTCAGCTTCAGTCAGCGGCGGTCTGCCACGACCACGCTTCTGGGGTGTTGCCATGTATCAGACCTCCTTTGGAGCGGTCGGCAGTTTCTTCCACCATCCTGCGTATACGAATTCGTTATTGTAGTCGTCAACAAATTCGTTATCAGGTGCGCCGGGTTCACGGTGCGCAATGAAAACCGAACATCCATCCCAAATAAGAACAGACTGATAATCAATCGGCAAACCGTCTCTAATGCTAATCCAATCGTCCATGCTCTCACCTCTTCATCTTCGTTTCGATGTTGTCCAGCTTCCATGCGATTTGCCAGACGGAACAGCAGTTGTCCAACTGTCGCCACCAAGCGCACTTTTCTTTCTCGCATACGCACCGCCCAAGCGGATTGCTGGTCATCTTCATCGGGCAGTAAAGTTCGTTGTCCATGCTTACCTCCCAAGAAACACAAACGCCCACTTCATCCATTCTGGGATGTCTGCGGAAAACAAACCCTTATACATAAAGATGGAAAGTGCGATAGACGAAACTGCCGCGACTGCAATAAAAGCGATTACAACGCCTTGAAGAATCGCAAACTTTCTACGGCTTCTTTCCATCCTCTTTTCAATGTCATATCTGTTCATGTTATTTTACCTCCACCCTATCACAACAGCCGTACAAACGACTAGACACACGTTGGCGAACAGCCAAACAAGCATTGCCTGACGTTCTTCAAACAGGTTGTCTGCCATGTCTTTGATTGTTCGTTCGGACTGAACTACTACCGCCAGCAGGACTAGGCAGACCAGCCAGCGAGTTGCAAATTCAAACATTGTTACCTCCATCTAACATCCTCTATGATGTTTGGATTTTCGTGCGATTGAAACTCATATAGACTGCATATGGTTTTCTTTCCACAAATCGGACAAATAGGAGTTTCCCCATTATCTGCCATCGCAGTTGCAACGCGTGCATCACACACAGAAATTGCAGTATTGCAGAAGTAACAAGTGAATGTTGCTCTTTTAATACGGCAAAACTTTGAATTTATTGAAGTGATTTCCGAAATAGCTTCTACCGAAAATATTGCCATCAGCTCCACCTTTCTCTCAGCTCTTTTTCGACCTGCTCCGACTTTGCGGTGATGTAATCTGCAAACTCGTCAGGGGTCATGTCCTCTTCTTTGAATTTGCCGACCATCTCCCAGTACCTGTCACCAATGCGGATGATTTTCTGCACCTGTTCATCGGTCAGGTCTGCATCGCACCGAAGATTCTGAATCAGTGCGCCCCATGTGGCAGTGATGCCATCCAGAGCCATGCGAAAGCCGCACAACTGATTCTGCCGTGCGATTTTGCGGAGGTTGGTCGGCTTGACCTGTTTGCCACACAGGGGGCAGTTCCCGAATTTATTCATTGTTCTTTTCCTCTAGTTCAGGGCCTGTGATATTAGGCATCCAGTGGGTGACATCATCCAACATCAGATTTTCACGGCTCTCCGCCCAGTCTCCGCTTTCATACCGAAATGCGGTCAGGATAGAGCCATCGGCACAATATGCAACGACATCCACCATGGGGGCGGGCGGGTCTTTCTTTGCATCTCTCCAGAGCTGGCTGGCCATTTCCTGCAGGTCAGCTTCAGGAAGAGCATCAATAACCCTGCTCACATCAGCCAATGTCTTGATGTAGCCCAGAGCGGCCTCCATGAAAAGATGCTGCTTCAGGGTTTCAGCATCAAGATATTTCCGCTTGCTCACTTCTGTTCTCCTTTCAGCCAGTCGTTCAGCTTTGCCATGCAAGAGGGACAAAGAAACGGTTCATCATAGCAATCGCAACTCCAGTAGTCCCATGCGTCATGTACGTTCTTGTCAACCAGAATTACGGCGTTGGGCTTATGCCTCCCCATCTCATCGGGCGGTTCAGGATTAAATACTTCTCCGCAGCGGTCACATTTCATGCTCATTCTCTTTCTCCAATCTCTTTAACAGCCCGTCCACGTCATACCGCCAATGGACACGCAGCCTTTTTGCTTTGACCTCTATCCCCTCTTGCTCTGCCCACTGCCAAGGGATGCTCTTGCGGCTCTCGTTGTAACGGAACGCCAGAACCTTGCTGGCAGGGATTGCAAAGGTGCGGTCGACCGCCCTGTAATTTACTATCACATGGGCGGTCTGACCGCCGTACCCCATCGCATCCACCATGTCAGTGATGTGCTTTTCCTTGCGGTATTTGCACTTTGCCTTGTCGTACTTGCCGAACACCTTTTCCAGAGGGATAGAGGGCGTTTCTATGGTTTTCAGCTCAAACAGGTGGTTCATCGGGTATCGGTACACAAGGAAATCGCAGATGTTGTCGATGGAAAATGACAGGTTCTCGTTACCGCCGTAGTAGGTGGCAGCACTGTCTTTCAGGCGGTAGCACCACGCATCGGATGGGACGGATGCTTTGAAGTCTGTTTCAAACTGTTTGCCGGTGTTCATTCGTTGTCCTCGACCTTTTTAGCTTCTCTGATACGCAGTTTAGCAAGTTCGCTATTTGCATATCGCAGTTGCCAGCTACCAAACCATCCTTTGTGAACGAGTTTTCCAGTGCAGTAAACAAACTCCTGCTTCATCAAGTCATCAAGTGAAATGATGTAACCGCCCGGCTTATACTTTCTTTTGCTCATCCTCGTTCACCTCTAAATTCACTTCCGATAAACCGTTTCTTGCCACGTTCCCGGTGCTTGTCCTCATAATCACGGTGGTACACGCTCTGGCTGTGGTTCAGCTCATACACAAACGCCTTGCGTTCCTCGAAGTCTTTCTTCTCTGCCTTGTATTTCTCGCAAGTGTCGTGACAGGCTTGGTGGCGTGATGTGCAGTTGAGACAACAGGTAATCATTCTTCGCCAAATCTCCTTTTTGTTACGGCCATCGGGAACTCTTCGATTTCGCTTGCCCAGCGTGCAGTTCCATCGCCGTATGCTCTTTGCCAAACCAAAGGGAAACCACCCAAACCATCGAACAGACTGCCCAGAGTAGGCTTTTCTTTCAGGTAAGGGCGCATCTTCTGCACCAACCAGAACCACTGCGGCAGGGCTATGGAATTGCCCAGAGCCTTGTATCTTGGGCTGTCAGCGTATTTGTGCTTCTTTCCTTTGCTATCCGTCCAGTCGCCAATGTTGGTGTAATTGTCAGGAAATCCTTGTAGCCGTTCACACTCAACAGGGGTCAAGCGGCGAACAATCCAACGGATGGCTTTCTCTGCAATCAGGCATTCGCTGCCATTACCGATGTTCCCTGCTTTCGCTTTCAAGGTTGAGCATTTGTCGCTTTCCTTGTAGTGGCTGAAAAACTGCTCGTTGAAGGTCTTGCGTTCGATAGCGATAGCCGTGTAGTCTGTGATTCTGTTTTCGTGGTTGCCTGTGATCGTCGGCGCTATCTGGCTGTCGCCATTTCCTCGTGCATCAAATATTTTTCTTTCCGTGACCATTGGAACATACCCGCCGCCAAGACCCATGCTTGCTGGAAGCGTTGGGCAGATGCCGGTCTGTGAAACCGTTGCATGGACTTGGTTACTTTCTAGAACAATAGGTTGGTGTCCGTGTTCCGCTGCTCGTAACGTTCCAGTCACGTTATAAGACACGCCCATTACTCCACCACCTTGGTCGTTCAGAATTAGGAACAGGGGTCGATCGTTTCCAGCAATGCGACTTCCAGCAGCTCCGGGAGCTTCTTCCCACGCCTTGATGCTCTCGTCAGGATTCCCTGGCACGCTCGTGCGCTCAAATAATATTTCTCCGGCGCGTTGACCTCCAAAATCTGCGACAAGAGCGATTCTTTTGCGGCGCTGTGGGGTCCCCATGCGGAGCACACTTCCTGTACGGCTGTCATAGATGGTTTTTCCCCAGTATTGAGCGTCAAGCTGTCGCCAAGCCAAGCTCCATCCGTCTCCTGAGATTGCTCCGGCTTTGCTCCATCTGCCCCTCTTCGGAGGTCTAGGAATTGAAGCGTCTGGCTGTTCCACGCGGACAAGTTCTTCCAGCACGGCCCTGAAATCTTCTCCTCCGTTGGAACTGAATGCTCCGGGTACGTTTTCCCAAATAGCGAAAGTTGGATACAGTCCATTTGTACTTGACCTCATTTCTTTTATGATTCGAACTGCTTCCATGAACAGACCGGAGCGTTCTCCAGCAAGTCCTGCCCTGCGTCCAGCAATAGACAAATCCTGACACGGGCTACCGAACGTGATGCAGTCCACAGGCTCTATCTGGTCGCCGTGAATCTTTGTGATATCGCCCAAGTGTTTCATCTTTCCAAACGCCCGTCCAGCCAGATAGCGCAGCTCTTATATAAGGTAGGCGGTCAATGCCTTACAGGTCAAAAGGGAAGGCTTCCGTCCTCTTCAATCACAGAGAAGTCGTCGTTCCCGCCCTGCGCGTAGCCGGAGCCAGACCCGCCAGCCAGCGTTTTCTTCGGTCTGACCTCATAATCGCCGGAACGAATCTTGTCCACGCTGGTAAAGCGGTCAACTACCAGCTTTGTCTTGATGTTGCCATCGTTGCCCATGTACTCTTCCTCACGGAGAACTACGCCGACCAGCTTGCCACGCAGGGTCTTTTCATCGTTGTTGAACTTGTAGCCGGGATTGGACTGCTCCACAGCGGTGATAAATCCCTTGAAGAACGGCAGCGCCTTCTCTTTGTAGCTCTTGATGGTCTTGCCACCCCATGCCCATTCGCCAGGATTCAGCTTGCCACGTTCGATAAGGGAAGCGGTCTGCTCACGCCAGTAACCCTTGAACTCGCCCTCTGTGACTTCCCACTCGATGTTCAGGCGCTCTTTTTTGGGTTCGTCCGTTGCCTTGCAGATACCGGCAACATAGCCGCCAACAGGCAGGTCACGGCGTTCGGTGGCTTCCTGCACGTCATTCCAGTTGATGTTCTTCATCTGTTACTCTCCTTTGTTATCCGGCTGAACCGGGATGTTGTAATACTCACGGATGGTCTTGTCTACGGCGGCGAGATCGTTCTCGATCAACGCATCGTTGAACATTCCAAGAGGGGTTTTCACGGTGTCCATCCCATCATTGCGAGTGCTGAACAGGTATCGTCCATCCTGGACAACGGTTTTCAGAACGATGGTGAAGTACCCTTCCACGCAGACTTTCTCGTCCAGCAGCTTGCCGATGGTCTTGAACTTTTCGCCACCATCTCCGTCACGCTCGCTGTGACCGAAAAAGTAGACCACAACATCGTCCGGCAGTTCCTTCGCCCGCATCAGCAGGGTGTTGAAGTTTGCTGCCATGTCGGTAAACTTCTGGTATCCAGCGACCTTTGCGTTCCGCATGAACTCGCCGGTCATAAGATAGGTGGCATCATCAATGACGATGGACTTACGCTTGGTGCTGTGGATTGCAGCATCAATCTTTCCGTAGTCGTTGGTGACATAGGTTTTCATGTTGCTGCGGAACGGCAGCGGCTTGCCAAGCACGTTGATAACCGCTACCTGTTCCGGGTCAAAGTTCCGAAGCGAAGCGGACTTACCGCTGCCGGAGTGACCGTAGACCATTACTAATACTGCCATTTTTCTTTCCTTTCTTCGGCTTCATTAGGCTTCATTGTTCTTGCTTTGGCTTAACTTGGCTGTATAAAAATCAATCTCCCCAGCACACGGAATCCGCTTCATCTGGCCGCTGCCATTCAGGTTCTTCGTCCGCTCTGGGAGCAAAGTAATAGTCATCGGGTGGTTCAACCACGCCACCGAACCGATCAAAACAGCCGGAGCAATCGTACATTTCGTTCATTCTGCATTCCTCCATTTGTTGGTATGATGTGTTGCACGGCTGATTTTTTTGTTTTTACGGTCGTCATATTCATTTTCCGCAGTAACACCAAGTGCGCACATGAAAAGTGCCACAGCCAAAAGCAAAATTGAAAGAAAAGCGTAAAACAGCCCAGCTCCAAGCGTTGTTGCGTTTTCAATTAAGCCTCCGCAGCCAACAGACCAAATCGAGAACAAAATCCCAACTGTAACTAATATCGTCCCTTTTGCGCTTTTCATTTTTCCACCTTTTTCAACACGACATCGAAGTAGTCCGGGTTTGAGCTATCGACGATTGCGTATGCGTTCAGAACATCGCATATCTTCAAAAGTGTCCCCGTTCTGATTCCTTCTTTGTGCCTGGCTCTTCTTCTCCCGAGAATGCTGTCCAGTGTCGGCCTTGACACTGTGCTTTTGCGACAAAGCTCATTCACACGAATACCGCGTTCTTTCATGGCATCTTCGAGCGTCATTTTTTCTCACCCTTGTGCCCGAATACCCAAGCCGATGCGGCGATGGCTGCGGCTGCAATAGTGTATTTCGCAGCTTCAATGCCAACCATCACACCGATCTCGTTCATCAGCCACATATTCACAAGGAGGAATGCCAGGACGATTGCCAACGTCCCAGCCCAAATCAAGATAAGTTCAACCAACGTCTTCACACTCAGCCCTCCCGTCCACCAACGGCACATTCTGCAACCGTGTTTTCGATTTTCTTGCGCAGCATTACACAAACCATGCGGATTTCTTTCAGCTTCAAGCCGGAACTAATGACCATGCCATACATATCATTTACGAGCTCGTACGCTTTGGGGGACATGTCATCCCGTGCAAGCTTTTGCTTGTATCTTTTGTTTTTGTACATTTCTTGTAGTCCTTTCTATGGATATGTTCTAGGCGGTCAGCTTCTCGGCTTTGCCATCGAATCTCCCGCTTTCCATAATATTTTCCGTTCATCTTTACCACCTATCAATCGTTCCAAGCTGTAACCCAAGCACTACCTTTCCGTATGTTATGCCAAGCTCCTTTGCCTTTGCTTCGATTTCCTCGATGGTATAGTCCTTATTCTTCGGCTTTGCTTTTTTCCGCTCCGGCTTCTTGTACTGGTCGCTTTTACCACTTTCTCGATACTTCTTTCGCAGCTTTTTTTGTGAGTCTGCGTAAGCTGCTTTCTGGCACTCTGCGTGATACTTCTGGCAAACGTTTCTCCTCACAAGTGGTTTACCGCACCAAGCGCAAGGAACCGGCTTTGCGGTTTCTTTGCGTTTTGCTTCAGCTCGTTTTCGGTTACGTTCTCTCCATCGCTCCAAATTTGCAATGCTGTAGCAGTTAAGACAGTATTTTCGATTCGTGGCTACCATTCCAAGAAGAGCTCCACAGCGCTCACAGTATTTAATTTCCACGCTGCTCTCCTGCTTTCTTCTTGGCTTCCCGGTTATGCCGTTCAAAGCACTGGTTCAGCATCTTTTCCATCCACAATACCTTGTTGGCTTCGTTCCGAGACACGCCCGCTGCCATCGCCAGTTTCAATCTACGCTTACGGCTTTGCGCTTTACAAAATTTCATTGCCAGCACTCACCGACCTTTTTGACGATAAAAGCGGGTACATCCCTGCTGGTAGCCCGGCACAGGCAGACGCACTTGGAAACCCAAGTATCAAAATAATCAGAAAGGATGCAGCACGTTGCATTTCGCTTAAAGCTTTCATCGCCCGGGCTTTTAAGCCAAACAGAAACTGCCTTGTAGTAGTACGCTTCCGTGACTCCACACCATTCAATGCTATACCCATCCAAGCACAACTGTTCCATGATCTTCATCGCCAGATGCTTCGCTTCGGCAATCTCCTCTTCTGTCCACTTCAGCTTGTCCGCTTCGTAGGCCTTTGCCGCCTCGTCAATGGCGTGGTGTGCTTCGTCTGGGTACTCAAGGTCTACCTTTAAGGTGATAATCTGTTCCATGTTCAGCCCTCCCATCCTCCGAAATCTTGCTGTTCTGCAACAGCCCTGGTCTCGATTCTCGGCGTGATGCCCAGCTTCTTAAGCTGCTCATGGATGAGCTTTTCACCCTCGACCGTCCAAACCGTTGTGTTCGGGATATAAGTCTTGCCGTTGGAGCGCTGAATGGCTTTGCCTTTTCGATTCTTGGTGTAGCCCTTGCCCTGATAGAGTTTGTACAGTACCCACTGACCGTCGCTGTCTTTGTACTGGACTCGCTGGCTGTAAAGCAGCTTGTTCAGCTTTTCAGCAGTCAGACCGTAGTCCTTCGCAATGCTGGTGGCCGTCCGGCAGTTGTCCGCAATGCACACAGCTCGAGCGAACTCCGCATCCGGTGTCAGCTCTGCAATCCGCTTGTCCTTCTTCTCCAGTTCTTCATGCGCTGCGATTAGTGCGGTTGCGAGGAGCTGTGAGCGGGTAAGCTTCGGCTGTTCAGCCAACTTCTTTTCCATCTCGTTAAACGCTGCAATGTACTTGAGCTTCCACTCAAGAGCAGCCTTGCCATTGAAGCCCATAGCCAGCAGGGTGAAGCCGTCACGGTTCATCAGGTACATGGGGTAGCTCTGGCCGTTCTGCTCATGGACGTACTCGGTCTTGTAGAACATGGGGGTGTCCCCATTTTTGGGGAGACCCCTCATAATGTCTTCGATGTCACGCATCACATGGTCATGACGCTTCTCGAAGCTCTCTGCAATCTGACGGCTGGAAACCACAGGCTCGCCATTTTGCATGGATAAGATAATGTCGTTCATTTTTAATCCTTTCTTATGACTTGCTGCTTGTCCCTCACAAGCAAAGCGTCTACCGACACACGGAAGTAATCAGCAACTTTCACAAGCTGTCGAATGCTCGGCCCATTTGCGGAGCGTTCCCACTTGCCCAGTGCGCCGTTGCTTAAACCAGCGGCTACTTCCAAGTCAGTACGAGACAGACCATGCAACTTGCGAAACTCGTCGATTTTAGAAAGATTCACTAGCCATTCTCCTTTCTGGGCTTGCATTTTACTAGAAAATATGCTACTATGTAGTTGCGAAGTACAAAGTGAACATTTTCTAGCGACTTCCCGATAGATTTGTCAGGGGTCTTGTTTTTCGTTTGCCCTGTGCTTCATATTATACTAGCCAAGTGGCTATTTTTCAATAGTCAATTTTCAATTCCGTGAACATTTGGCTATTTGCACAAAAAGAGAGGTCTTTTTCTATGCGCAATGTGGAGCGAGCTAAGAAAATCGCTGCCGATAAAGGTGTGAATATATCCTTTGTGTGCAGAGAAATCGGAAAAAGCAGAGGTTATATCTCTCAAATGCTGACTACCGACAGAGATTTTCCAGATGAAATGCTTTTGCCAGTAGCCAACGCACTAGGCGTTACGGTTGAGGAGCTCACTGGCAACCAAAAAGAAAACCCGCCCCAGCAGCCGCAAAGTGAAGTCGATGCAGCAGTGGAGCGGATTAGGAGAAAACTTGAATCTATGCCGAAGGAACAGCGTGAAGCGCTGATGAACCTAATCGAGAAGATGTAACGTTCATGCCCGGTAAAATAAAAGAATCCCTTGTGCCGGGCTGGTGTAGCTCTGCGCAAGGGATTTTCTGTTATTCCAGGTCTAGTGCTTGTTCAGCTGCCGGAATCTTCTCAGGATGTTCCAGCAGCCATGCAATAAATCGGTCAATCTTGGCTCTTTCTTGTTCACTCATTGTGGCATATCCTCCCGATCGGCAAGTACGGACGTTTATTTGATACGATTATACATCTTCTAGTTGTCAAGTCAATGTATTTTGAACAACTTCGTAAAAATCGAACGTTTTCTTCGCATCCATTACTTCACATCAGGGAAGCCAAAAATTGCAATGGCAATGATTAAGAGCCACATTAAGTTTAAGTTACCCTTTGCTTTGTAACATTCCGTTGAGAATGGAACGAAAGGGGTTTTCAGGCAACTTGTCCAGCACATCTGCTTTGACGAGCGCATTTGTGCTGATACTGTGCGAAACATTGTTTAGTTGCACAATGGCATCGTCCAAGTCTTTTACGGTTGCTCCACGCCGTTCCATTAACTGGAGGAAAGTTTTCACTTCTTCAAGAACGACAGGGTTCTCGACTTTATAGAATCCATTCGTAAAGTCCATCTTTTTCTCCTCTCAAAGTTCCACAAGTTGACCGTCAATGCGTTCGATGCTATCTGCCGGGTCTCGCCCATCGTCTAAGGCGGCTACGGCGCGTTCCAGAACGTTTTTTGCTTCTTCATAAGCAGACTTGTCAGCATCGTTGTTTGCAAGGTTGTAGACTAGTTTTAAAGCGGTCTGGCGTGCATAGGGAATGAGCATGGTGTCAATCTGGTTCATACACTAACCCTCCCACGGTTTCGGCGTTTTGTTTTCGTTCGGTTCAGATGCGGGCATTCCGTCAATGATAATCATATTGTTACCTCCTGTTTTGATTGTTTTTTTGATGGTACAGTTATAACACAGGCTGCTGTTGGTTCTCCATAGCAGCTTTTTCCATTTTTTGGCTTGTCGAATCCAGCAGTTTTGCCGAATTTTGTTGAAATGGTGAGAATTTATGGATGAATATTTAGTAAGAACAGCCAAAGCATTGGAGATAGCTCGAATGCGTTCCGGCTTGAGCCAGCAGAAGTTGGCCGCAAAAATGGTCGTGAATCGTGGCACGATAGCAAATTGGGAGCAAGGTCTGGCAGCCATCTCCCTGCCGATGGCTATGCGCTGGTTCACCTGCTGCGGCGTATCAGTGGCTCGATACATGGACGCTTGCATTCACCCAGGGCTACTTGAGCACCTTGAGGATGACCTTTCCGATTTGGAGAAACGGCGGATTCTTATAGATGCTATGATGGAGTGTTCCTCCTATGAGATAGATGCCTTGCTGTACATCCGGTACGGAGATCACGGCTCAGACCACATCGGTGTGCTGACGGAGATTCTGGCAAACCTCCACACGCCGTTGAAGGACAGGGTCGCTGTCTGCCGGATGGTGTCCGGTAGCTATGAGATGGCACAGGCTACCGGAACAGACCCAGACCCGAACGGAACCGCCCCAAAGATGGAGATTCTCTATCAGGCACAAGACGCTGGAACAGAAGCAGCCATGAAGTCCAATGATTCCTATACCGTGAATCCCAATAATATAAGTGGTTGATTGTCGAATTATCGTTGTTTATGATGAACATCTTGTACACCTTTCAACGAATTGATTTCTACTTGTGATGTAAACATTTCTCTTGTTGCGTAGATAAATAACGTTAATACGTTATGTCCTTGCTCAATCTAGCAAAATTATACCTTGATTGTCAAAACTAAAACCTATGCACATTGAGTACACCGTTGTGTAAAATTGACTTTCATTTTGATAAAATAACAAAAAATTAGAGATTATGGAGCTTCTTCTTTTGTTTAGTAGTAGATTATTTAACTCTTGTTTATAATCTTGTTTATATATAATGTAAGAATGGGTACGAAATGTGCATGATGGGGTACGAGATGTGCATAAGCGTGTACGAGATGTGCATCAAATAAGGGGGTTTAGGTGTACAAGATGTGCATGAGCCAATGTAAGTGAATAAAACTATTGACGTGTACACCTTTATGTGATAAAATGAGTGTACAGAGAAAGGAGATGTACACTCTTGGCAGAACTTTACGAAAATAACTTGATCGAAAAAAGCAAGGCACTTGTTTGGGCAGAGTTTAATGATTACACTGTTGGAGAACTGCGGCTTTTGGAAGTATATCTTAGCCGTATCAACCCTAGAGATGAAAAATCTAGTGAAGTCAAGTTTACCCTTTCGGAATATTGTGATTTGCTTGGACTGCGTGTTAATAGCAGGAACATCGAGAAGCAAATCGAACATTTTCTTGGCAATGTTGTGACGCTCCCCCTTAATGACGATGGAAGCGAGTACAATATGTATACGCTTTTTACGAAAGCGAGTGTTACGATTGATAAGAACTTAGGAATGTACGTTGTTACCCTCTGCTGCAACCCTGAATTGAGAAGTGTTTTCTTTGATATTGCTAAGAGCGGTTATATCAAGTATAGACTTCGCTACACGGTCAAAATGAAATCGCAGTATAGCATCCTACTCTATTCGATGCTGCGAGACATGATGAATCGCGGTGGAGACCATTTTGATATCAGCATCAATCGGCTTCGTTCACATCTCGGCGCAAATGCAGGATGCTATGAGAGCTTCAAGAACTTTAGACGGAGAGTTCTTGATGCGGCAGTTGAAGAAATCAATGGTGTGTCTGACATTTATGTTACTTACGAAAAAATCTCGTTTGGAAACAAGGCGGTTGCGGTTTCTTTTATCGCCAAGAAAAAAGATGAAAAGCCTGTCACCGAATTAAAGGCGAAAGAATATAAAGAGGAACTTTCATTCGATGATGACATTTCTGTCGGCAAACCGAATAAAAAGGCTTACAGTGATGTAGATTGGGAGAATATAGCGCCAGACCTTGAGAAATCAGAGTGCATCGGCATTGCAAGAATGGTTGGGAAAAGGATGACCGAGAGCTTTCCCACTATTAAGGCTCATAAGAAGAAAGCTGCCGTTGTAAACATTGTGAGTAATGCGTACAATAAAATTTTGAAAGACAAGAAGGAATGGCCTGATAACCCTGCTGGCTATCTTTATAGAGTTATCGAAAACTCTGACTTAGACGAGTTTGCGACTTTTGACGATAGCTTCTTGAAGTAGTCAGATGTAGCACATTGAGCAGATGATGCAGAAAGGAGAAAGCATGAGTAAAAAAATCGTAGACGTTGCGCCGTTGATGGAATATTACCGAAACAGACTTCTTGAAGAAGGCGATAATATTGCTTTAGAAGATGCACTTGAAAGATTAAGAGAATTGAAAGACGATACAGATTCTTTGCGACCCGCCGGTCATTGGATAGAAAGTATTTGCTTAGATGATGCTTTTTGGGTATGCTCTAACTGCAAGTTCCCTAGTCAAGCATCTGCTGCACCAGAACTTTACCACTACTGTCCAAATTGCGGCGCAAAAATGAAATAAAGAAAGAGTGATAAAATGGCAAAAATCATAGCTGTCGCCAACCAGAAGGGCGGCACAGGAAAGACCACAACAAGCACCTGTCTGGCTGGTGCGTTGCAGTTGCTTGGCAAGAAAGTCCTGCTGGTGGACTGCGATGCCCAGTGCAATGCAACGGACACCTACGGCGCACAGACAGAGGACGTATGCACCCTGTTTGACGTGATGACTCGGCAAGGCACGGTCGAGGAAGGAATCCAGCACTGTGAAGCTGGTGACATTCTGCCGTCAGACAACGCATTGAAGGACATTGACGAGCAGCTTGTGCGGGACATGGGTAAGAACTTCCGGCTACGAGAAGCCCTTGAAAGCGTGTCCGGCCAGTATGATTACATTGTGCTGGACACTCCCCCGCAGCTCGGTCTTGCGCTTGTGAACGCGCTGATCGCCGCCAACAGCATCATCGTGCCCATCACAGCAGACCGATACGCACTGGCTGGTTTGAGCCAGCTTTCGCAGACCATTGGTGACGTTCGCAGATATTTCAACCCGACCTTGAAGATTGAAGGTCTGCTTCTGAACCAGTACAAGAGCCGTGAAAACCTGTCCAAAGAGGTTGTGGAGCAGCTCCCTGTGATTGCACAGAGCATGGGAACAACGCTACTGGACGTGAAGATTAGACCGTCTATGGGCGTTCGCAAGGCTCAGGCAGAGCGTCACAGCCTGTTTAGTGGCGACACGGCAAAGAGCACCAGCGCAGAGGATTTCTTGGCACTGGCGCAGCATATTGTCGGAGGTGAAGGCTGATGAAGTCAACCAGCAAAAAATCCTCAGGCTTGCTTGGCGGGTTTGATTTTCAGCCTATTTTTTCGGAACAGCCATTAAGCCGAAGTGAGCCAAAGGAAGAAGAAGTAAGCCAAGCAAAGCCGAACGAAGCCGAACAAGCACCGATTAAGCCCAGTGAATCCACAGACAGCCATGCACAGCCTAATGAAGCACAGTTAAGAAGTATTAAGCCGAAGCAAGCCAAAGACAGCGAAACACAGCCGAACAATGCCGTAGTAAGCGAAAGTAAGCCAAAGAAGCTGAAACAGGCGAAGGAAGTTCAACGCCTTATCGAACAGAGCGATGTTCCCGGTGCACTAGCTGAAGCTGGCTTGACAAAGAAAAAAATCCCGATGCCGGAATCGCATCAGGGCGTTGCAAGCGGTGATGGCAAGCGTTCCAAGCGCATTACCATCCTTATGAGTGAAGAAGAGCGCAAGTATATCAACCGTGAAGCTAGACGGCACGGAATGACGATTGGACAGTTTGTGTACGCTCTGGCAGTTGCGGCGGCAGATGGAAAGATTGAACTGGAAGATTTCTTGGAGGATTGACGATAAAAGTTAAGATTTAGGAGAGGTTGTTACTATGATTGAGAGCGAATATATCAAAAAGACAGATGCTATGAATATCGTAAAACGAACTCATGGCGATTATGTGGCTGCATGGAGCGAAATCAGAGAGCTTCCAACTGTTGAAATTGCAAAAGAAAAGAAACTGGTAGCTAGTTGGAAATGGGATGGAAATTCGTGGGTGTGTGGAAACTGTAAATATCCAAGTATTGTATTGCTTACATACGGAAGCGACTGGGATCCGTATGCTTTCAAAGATACAGCATTTTGCAATTATTGTGGCGCAAAAATGGAAAATGATAAAAGATGAGTTCAAAGGAGAATCATAATGGGTAAATATGTGAAGCGAGAAGATGTCTTAAAAAAGCTAAAAGATGTATCAAAATTGGCAAACGGAAAATCTGGCAGAGTTGTGATTGCGTTGCTTAGAGCATCTTTGGAGAACATTCCGTACATTGCGGTTGAAGAAGAAATTAAGCAAAACGATAAAAACTAAGTTCTAAAGTTAAAATAGAAGAACCCCTGTGTAGCCGCTAAAAACTACACAGGGGTTCTGTTTTACTTATCAGCAATGCAATCCCAGTAGAGATACGCCTTGCCATCTGCGGCATCTGCGTCCTCAAGGAACGCCTTTGCCATGTCAGCGTAGAAGCCCGGAGTGTCAACGGACTGGCGCTTTGCGACCTGACAATAATCCGAGTACATCATGTTCATGACAGCCCAGAAATCGTTCGGGTCACAGGTGATATTGCGCTGTTTGGCAACGTCCTGTGTCTGTTCCAGCGTCCAGTGACAGCCCTTTGTGCCGTCAGCGTTCACCATGCTGTCGCACCATTCCTCTGCTTCATCGTGGGTAAGGTGCTGGCGTGGCATCTTGATGGAGCGGCTGTCTGCGCCGCCACGTTCGTACTGCCCAGACCGCTTGTCCCATTCTCCATTCTGCGAGAAGCCGATTTGCGGCATTCTGCGCCCATTCTCTACGTCAGGGTAGCGGGGGATAGGGTAGGGGCCGATGTAGCGGTTCTCCTCTTGCGGATAGTAAGGATAGCGGTCGCTGTCACCTTCCAGCTTGCGCAGACGGCGTTCCAGTTCACGTTCCCTGCGGTCACGCTCTTCCTCAAGGCGGTCACGTTCCGGCTCACGGGTTTTGTCGTGTTCACGGAGCATCATCATGCGGCGAAAATTAGTCTTGCCCATAATCTATACCTCCTTAGGAAATGGACGCGGGCGCACCGGCGTGGGAGCGGCAGAAGCAGCCAAGATATTTGAACGTGCCGGTGCCGGTCGCAGACGTTGCCACACGGGTAGCGTAGCGGGTGCGAGTGTGGATGCTCTCAGCGGTTGCCTGAGCGCAGTTGCAGTCGGTCAGAGGGTATGCGGTAGTGCCTGCGCCAATGGTGATGACAACAGGGGCGTTGATGGTGGTCGTGTCCGGGATGCTCTGAGCAACCACGATGCAATACTTCTCTCCGTTCTGGTATGCGCCAGCAGGGATGTTGATGGTCAGCGTATCGTTGGCAAACGTGACAGACTGGCTCAAGACCAGATGGGGGCAGAGTTTGCAGCTTGTTTTGCAAGCCATAATGTTTTCCTCCTAAAAAATCAGGGGCAGAGGTGTCTTACCCCTGCCCCGATGGTTCACCCGGTGTTATCGGGGAGTGTGTTGGTTAGCAGCAGCCGCAGCAGTTCACGCCCACGTTGGGGTTTGCCACCTGATAAGCGGGAATCGGACGAGGATTGACCCGGTTCAGGATGGTATCAGTCTGCTGAGACATCACGGTTGTCAGAAGCGCATTCTGCCGATCCTGAGAAGCGGCGAACTTCAGGCTCTGGTTCTCAGCGGTCAGGGTGGCGATCTTATCCTGCGTGAAGTAGTCCATCATGCTGCGGAAGTTGGCGTTGCAGTTGTCCACGATGGCGCGGGCGTTGTCTGTGATAGCCTGACGGGTAGCGCAGTCCTCCGTTGCGATGGTGTACTTCAGGTCACCGATCAGCTGCTTGTTCTCGCAGCAGCAAGATGCCAGCTGCGTGGCAAGTGCGGTCTGACCAGCCTGCCGAGCGTTGCCCTCCTGCATGATGGCAAGGTTGATAGCGTTGTCGCCGTTTGACACGCTGCGCTCCAGTCCGTTCACCAGCTGTGCGTTCTGGTAGCCAAGCTGACAGATGGCGCTGTTCACGCCTGCAAAGCCGTTCGAGATGTTGGTGTTGACGCCGTTCATCTGTGCCAGCTGGTCATACCCCAGAGAGCAGATACCGCTCTGGATGCCCGCCAGAGAGCGGGAGGTATCCTGCTGGTTAAAGCCATCAGACAGAGCCGCACGAGTGTCTGCGCCGCCCTGACCGGTTGCACCAGTGCCGACAAGATAGGGGATGTAGCTCGCCATACCGTTGTCGCTGCCATTGCGCCCGTTGCCGTAGTTGCCCCAGCCGAAGATGATGGCGAGGATGATAACAGCCCACAGACCCTCATTGCCGAAGAATCCGCTGTTGTTATTGCCGCCGTCCTGCCCAGCCAGATAGCCAGTTGCAAAATCGTCCATAACAAAACTCCTTTCGTTTTGCGTTATGCCATCCCACCGCCGTATGCGATGGGCGAAGCCAAACAAAAGCGGTTTTTGTCAAGTCCGCAAAACTGAGAAGCGTTTCGCTTAGAGGAATGCGTTATTGGGGTAGCGTCAGGTTCAAAGAACCCGCCAATTGGTTAAGGTCGATGTGATATTCTTTTGAAAGGTTTTCCGCTATTGTGCGAAGCTGCTTTTCGTTTTTCCCTTGTATTAGGGCCAGCCCGCGCATAAATGGTGCGCTCTGCCCACCCAACTGCTGGATAAGCCCCATCGGGTTCTGCCCTGCACGAGCCAGATTTGCAAGCTGCATGATAGGGCTGTGAGTAATCATATCAAACGGAGAGGGCATTTTTATTCTCCTTTCTTTGCTGTGGCAGCGGGTTTCGAAAAGCTCTTTTGCCACTTTTCCAGCTCATCCAGCCGGTGTACAAGGGTGTTGTACTGCTCAATAGGCACATACTGCTGTGTCGGTGCAGCGGTTTGCTGTGCCTGTTGTGCTTGCATTTGCCGCCATGTTTCCGGGCTGTAAAACTCTAACACGTCAGATTCACAAGTGTTTGGATTCAGACGTTTGCAGTAGATGACCCCACTACGCAAATCCGGGCAATACGTCCATCTTCCGTACAGATCAGATGGAATCGCCAGGAACTCCTCTCTGCTGGAAACAGGTCTGCCAAGTAGACAACCGCCGTCCTGTGCCGACTGCTGAACAGGCTGTTGCCCATTCATCGGCTGCGGACGCTGCGGCTGCGCCTGTTGCATTTGCGTATTCGGTAGGGGAGTGGCAAGGCCTACCGTTCCCATGCCACCGTAAGGATTGACAGGCTGTTGCGGAACGTAAGGCGTCCCGGGTGTCGGATAATAGCTCATAAAACATCCCTCCTTGTGCTCTCAGTGTACCGCATCGGCAAAAAGTGAAGGGCAACGAAGGTACAACAAAGGACAAAAAAGAAAAGCGCCCACACGGAAAAATCCGAATGAGCGCTTAACTGTTAAGGGCACACACTTTGGAGTGCAATGCTAAGATACCACATCATCCAATATATGGCAATGCTTTCGACAAAACTAGCGCTAATAAAACAAAATCCACCAGCCTAAAGCTGATGGATTATGAGTGAGCGAGTAATCGCCCTGCCGCCGAAGTGGCAAAATTGCGTCTCCCGCATGATACGCACTATAAGTAGGCGGGCGGGAGACTGGTCGGCGCCTATCTGGCAACCGCTTTTTTCATTCCCAGATAAAGCACTGGGTTAGCTGGCAAATATCCACACTAATGCGCTTCTTCGAGAGGCCGGGTGGATTTGTTGAGATAATTATACCACAATCCGTGCAAAAAGAAAAGCGGCAAACTCTGGAATAGCCTGCCGCTTTGTTGCGTTTGTAGAATCAGCTTTAAACATGCGTCCTACATACACTCAGATCGTAAAAATATTATATCACACATCAAGCATTTTTTCAATACCTTTCAGCCGGTAGCCTATCGCAGTCCGGCTGTAATGTGTCTGCGCTGCAATGTCCGGCAGCGGGAGCCGCTCAACGTACCGCAGTAAGGCTATCTTACGGTCTACCCTCCCAAGCGGTGCGTTTTTGATGGCGGCGGTCATCTGCTGCCGGTCAAGCCCTTGCAGGCACAGTGGCAGCACTACACGAGCCGCCGCCACAGGCAGCACCGAGCCAGAAAGGCTGCGGCAGCTGTCCAGCGTTGCGCACCATTACGGTGACGTTACCGAGATGGTATGTTTTCGTGAGGTCAAGAAAACGTTTGTGTATGGCGTACATTTTGTTGGTGTCAACAAAATGCTCGTATGTAATGCTTGCCATGATATCCTCCTTACTGCTTTTGCAGCGCCGCTTTCATGCGATCAAAGAAAAATTGGATGATCACCCCGATGGTCTCATCGGTGATGGCCCACGAGATAAAACGCCCATACTTGCTTGTGGCCAGGGCCGCGCGGAGCATCTGAGCCACCCAGGCTTTGCGCTCCGCGCCTTTCTTGGTGCCCTGGATGTCCTTTTCTGCCTGCTCGATGAGCTGGAGCACGGTGGGCTTGACTGCCGCACCATACCCCAGCCGGATGCAGCCAAGGGCGTAGAAGATAAAGCCGCCCAGCATCAGAGCAAGGGCCACCGGGCCAGGGACGGCGCTCAGAAAATTGCTTACTGCTTCCATGTCGTCACTCCCTCTAAAAGATACTTGTCAATGTCAGCTTTTGATTTTTCCATACCGGCTTTATTATCGCCGTTCAACTGGGCGTCAAGAAGATTGCGCACGCCGTCCAGCGTCAGGCGGCTCACCCGGTCGATTTCGTCAAAGCGCTTCAGGTCTCTGGCAAGAGCGGCACTGTGCTGGAGCTGCCCCTGTTCGATGACTCCCACGCGCCTGTCCAGCTCATCCAGCCGCTTGTCCTGTGCATCGTCGGGAGCCTGTGCCTTTTTGATGTACTTGTGGATGATGTCCAGCACCTTGTCCAGCGTAATCGCTGCCGCGCACGCACTGCCCAAGATGCTCACAATCCAAATCAAAGCCTCTTTTTCAGTCATGTGCCCTCCCTGAGCCGCGTCAGGCCCTTTGTCTTGATGATCTTCGGGTAGTTGCGGGTGGTAACGTTGAGGTCCACATTGCCCGTGATGCCCGGCACAGAGCCTTTGCTGGTGTGCTGGTGGGCGTGGTAGATGTAATCCACCTTGGGCGTCTTGCCCGTGTAGTCGGCCAGCCAGACGTCCCAGCGGCTTGCCAGGCGCTGCATGTCCAGCTCATAGCTGTAGCCCGTGTAGGTGTACAGCTGGGCATAAAAGCCCATGGCTTCCACCTTTTCCAGCGCATAGGCCACGACGTTGGTAAGGTCAAGGGTAGAGAGGGGTTTGAGCTTGTTTTCCTCCACGTCCACGCACACGGGCATGGTGAGCTCTTTTCCACGCACCGCTTCCCGCACAAGGGCCAGCTCTGCATCCGCCATAGCCTCGCTGGTGGCGTAGGTGTAGTAGTAGACGCCCACGTCCAGCCCAGCGGCCCGGGCACCGCGGTAGTTGCGCTTAAAGGTCGGGTCGATGTACAGGCCATCCGACCGCTTGGAGAGCTTTCGGTTGGTGGATACCGTCTTGAGCATGACGCCCTTGTAACGTCGATGTAGCGGTAGGGCGGCGCACCCGTCCAGCCCGGTACGGTGTCCACAGTGGACACTTTTTCAGGAGTGGGGGCGTCCGGCTCCTCTGCCTTGTCTCCGGCAGCGCGGGAGAGGGCTGCAAGAAGCTTGGAGATAAAATCAAAGAGTGCTTTCATATCGTGCCTCCTTATTGTTTATTAGAATATTGTATTCTAGCGAGGGAATAACTTTCGATTCCCATGGTTTTCACCTCCATTTTGAAATTTTACAGATTATTTATCGACAGCGTATTGCGATGGTTCGCAGGCAGTCTTTCCAGCTGTCTGCTTTTTCTTTTTACACCATCCGCTTTATATCTTGGTAATGGTCCAATATTTCTGTAGACTATAGATAAACTCTACACGGTATTGTACGGTTACTCCATCCGCGCTTGTTGCCGTCAGAATTGTACTTCCGTTCGAGTTTCTAGTATGTGAAAGAACACAGGTCGTATCGTTTGAGCTTAAGATGCCAATGCCAGATACTACAGATGTGGCTGTAGTATTCCATGTTACTTTCTGGTTCGTCGCGTTACTCGGTGTAAATACTGCGGTGATGGTTGGTTTGTCGGCATATTTGTCGTTCAGTGTCAGTGTAATTCCCGTCACCGCCACATAGCTCGTATACACGAGGCGGGCCTTCCCGCCGACACCGACGTACACTTTCTTGACTTTGCGGGCCTTTCCGCCCACGCCTACGTACATGGCCTTGACGTGCCGGGCTCTGCTGCCAACACCCACGAGCAAATTCTTTCCCATTTTGAAATCTCCTTACCACCGATACCTCGGCTTCTCCTCGTGGAACAGCCTCCACCGCAGCGCGTCGTCCACAAAGATGCAGAGAACGCTCAGCGCCGCCCACAGCAGGCTGAACGGCAGGCAGATCTGGCCCAGCAGGTTGCAGGGCAGGCCCGAGTAGTCCCAGATGCCGAGGCCCAAATACAAGTTCAGGATGACTCCTGCTACAAGCTCCACGGCGGTCACCAGGGCGCTGCCGCAGACGGCCTGCTTCCAGATGGGCATTTCCCAGGGCAGGTAGTTGTTCAGGCCCCCGATGAGCACGAAGCATACCCCGCCCACGATGCCCATGGTCCAGTGGGTGCGGCCCCGCCATAGCAGCTCCACGCCCATGTAGAGCACCCCGCCCAGCAGCGCCAAGATGGATAGTTTCGCAAATTCCCGTTTCATCGCTCACCCAGCTTCTTCGCAATGGCCTCCACCTGCTCTTTTGCCTTCTGCAGGATGTCCGCCACCTCGGCTTTCAGATCCTCCGGCAGCTCAACGCCATAGGAGATGCCCTTCAGCACCTCAAGGCTCGTCTCCCGGCTGATCCACTGCCGCAGGGAATTGTTGTAGGTGGTCTGCTTGGTGATGGTGGTCTGCTTTGCCGTGTACAGCGTCACGATGTCAGCGGCGGAGTACAGCTTGCACTGCTTTCCGTCTGCGTGGTAGGGGTAGGCCGTGGCCCCCAGCATCACCGCGTTGAACACACCGTCGATGTTGGATTGGTCGGGCACTTCCAGCGAGAAATGCTCCTGAGTCCCGTCCCCGAACTGTACGTCGATGCCCGCCGTGATGGCCGCTTCGCAGGCGTCGGAAGCTTCCTCCAGCTTCTTTGCCCGCAGCGTTTCCATCTGCTCGGTTTCGCTGGGCGGGGTGGGCACTTCGCCGTACTCGTATACGGTGTACTTCTCGTTTTCGAGGGAGATGCCCCAGTACGTCTCGCCCGGCTGTGCGGTCTCGTTGTGCTCGTTCACCGCCGCTTCCACCGCAGCATAGTTGTCGTTCTTCTCTTCGTCCAATACGGGCACTTCGTAGCCCGGCGCGATCGTCTTCTCGTCCATGTCATCCTCCATTTTGAACTTATTCGTAGACAAACAGAACTTTATTGGTCGTCAAGCTAGAGTTTGCACCGGGGTCGCTTGATTGTGCACCAAAGGTGAAACCGTTCGCGTTGCCTGCGCCATTAGCGTACTTCACGTTCAACTCGCTTTTCAGGATGTAGTCCAAATTGTCGCCTGACCAGACTGGAATCCACGTATCACTTGTATTGTGATTCTTTCGTGCCGCCACTTTGATCATACTTCCAAATGCCCCTTGGTTACAGTACGCCAGATTCGACGAAGTTCCGCTGTATGCGCCATTCCAATAGGCCATAAAAGCCATATCCGGCACATACTTCTGGTCGGTTGCAGCATCTTTCCAGCCACTTGGTCCTACACTCGTCAGCGTCCGAGTTGCTTTGAACGCAGCGCTTCCAAGTTTCGCTTTAATCCAGTTCCAGAGAGCGCTCAGTGGCTTGCGGCGATAACTCACAGCAGACTCGTTTTCGCCATTAACATGCTGTCCAACAAAGTAATCTGAATCTTTAGGGATATTGTTTTCTACATCTAAGGCTTCAATAAGCTTATTGATGTCTAGCGCGTCCCCAACAGCCTTTGCATCTGCTGGAGCGTTTTCTTTACTTAAGGTCTTATCTGTTCCAGCTCTTGAGCCAGCCAGTTCTGCGGCGTCCTCTGCAGCTTTCTGCGCTTTTTGAGCTTGTTCGCGGGATGTGTTGGCATCAATCCGACTTTTCTCGGCAGCTTTTTTGCTGGCGAGAGCGCTGTCTGTGTAGCCTTTGATAAGCTTTGTTGCGTCGTTGACGGCGTTTCCTGCGGCAGCTTCCGCTTTCTTACGGTCTTCCTCCGACTTCTTTGCGGCAGTTTCCGCCTGTATACGCGCAACATCCGCGCCCGCAACGTCACTTAAAGTATTCATCGTCTCCGCGTTCATCGGAGTGCCTTCAACCTCAGGTTCATCATTGCGAACCAACGTGACAACTTCCGATGTGCCGTCTGACTTTTTCATAGTCCAACGGCCCGGGTATTTTGCTTTTCGGTCAATAAACTGCATAGTATGGTTCACCTCCACAAATTGGCTCGCCACAGTAGAGCAAATGGTCGTTTGCGATTCGCTCTATCTTGGCCAGAATTTCTTCGATTTCATTCATGGTCTTGTATGCCAACTTATCCATGCTGGTTGGAGTGCTTGGCAGACCACCGGGGCCGCTGCACTTGGCCCGAATGTTGGATACGTTCGATAGCCAGCGATTTGCGTCGCTTGTGGTCATGTATCCTTCCACCGTCCAGTTCGTTTTGATAGAAACAGACGCGCCAAGTGTAGCGGCAAGCTCGGACACACCACTTTCAATGCGGTTGTAATCCGTGTAGCTAAGAGCACCCTTCATGCCAGCTGCCCATTCAGCCTGTTCTTCTTCTGTCCATGTGCCAACGTTGGCTTTATTGTGCAATTCGTTCACACGGTCAACGTCTGACTGCGTGCGGTCTGTAATCCATATTGCCATAAAGCCTCCTTGTTAAGAAAGAACGTTTCCATTAACATCAACTTCCAATGTGGCAGGAAGAGTAAATGCCGGAAGAACAGGATACTTTTTTGTGACATCAGAAATTGCCGTATATGTATAATAGCTATTATTAGACTTGGACGGAGAAACAACAGCAGAACTGTTATACTTGAAAAATTCTGGATAAGCGAATGGCGTTGCATCAAAACATCTTGAGCGAGTCCATGCATAATTAGAACTTCCGATAATGTTGTAAAGCATTTCACTGCAATTCGGCAAAGCCGTGCCCTCCTTAGTAATGCCAGAAACGCTAGAGCTCATGCCAAGTTCTGTTGCAGACAAGAGAAAAACTTTGCGAGATATCCAAGTGACCGCAGAGCCATCAGTCGTATGAGAATTGCCGTCATCGTCTTTATAAGTTTGAGGGCCAGGAGAGACTCGGATGTTTGTATTCTTGATTTTACTGGAAATACTAGAGTCGAGCGTTCTGAAATATTCGCCGTTCAACCACTCGTCAATAGTGCTACCGGAATATATATTGGTAAAACGACTATCATAGGAAGCACTTTTGGTGCTCCACACATGCGAAAGTACAGTCTTGGAAGAACGAGCGAGCAAAGAAAGGCCTTTTCCGTTTCCGGGGAATGTTGGCCACTTAGAAGAAGCTTCTTCATAATCATGCTTTGCAAGAACAAATGCGGTTCTTTGATTGCTTTCTTTGATATAAAGTGTTGTTCCGATGGGAAGAGAGCCAATTGTAGCAGGGCTTGCAACGACAGAACAGGTTGATTTTTCCTCAGCAGCGGTAACGGTAATTGTTGCGCTACCTTTTTTGAGCCAGGTCACGCGACAGGTCGAAGAACCGTTGCTCTTGGCTACGATATCCAGCCGAACAACGTCAGAAGGAGACGCAGACCAGTTGATTTCAGGAGCCCCGTAGTTATTAGGTACAAACGTTGCGGTGATATCCTGCGGAGCGCCCCAACGAACGCCAAGAGCGCGTGTGCTCAAGTACAAAGAAGGAGAGTTGTTGACGACCGGGATTGACGAGCTGACAGAGCCAACGTATGCCGAAACGGTAGCATTTCCCTTGCGATTGTACTTGACCTCACAGGTGGATTTGCCGGATTCGTTTGTAAGAACGCGAAGCGTGACGATTCCTTCCGGCGAAGCGCGCCAGCTGACAGTAGGCAAGTCGGGGTCATAAGGCAGAAGTTCTGCGGTCAACACCTTTGGCTCATTGTAAATCAACGACAGAGAAGACGAGGACAAAGACACGGACGAAACGTCTGCCAGGACATAGCCGGAAATCGTGCCTTTGAAACAGCCCGTATACTGGTATTTGCTTTCCGTTACGAAGACGCTGGATGCGTAGCCAAAGTTGTGATTGAATTTTACGTGGTCAAATGCATCGATGTGCGGGCTGGCGCGATACTCAAGTTCGACCTTTTTGCGGTTTGCTAGCATAGCATAAGCTTCAGTGATGGAGTTTTTGCTCTTGACAAGCATTGCTTCGGTCAGCAGCTCGTTGCTGACGGTCTGGGTGACGCCTTCCGCGTTAGAGCCTTCCGGGTACAGATGCTCTTTGCCATTAACGTTGCAAGACACATTCTTGACGCGGGACGCAAAAGAGATTTCAGGCCACTGGAAGTTATTGATAACTGGAATCTCGTATACTTCAGTTCCCTCTTCTGCGGTCAAGTTGACTCGCTCGATACGAATGTGACCATCTCGCGTCTGGTACAAAGCCATACCCGCTGCGTTTGCGGCCAATTGCAGGATGTCTGAGTTCTTGTACGAAGTTTTTTCGGAAGAAATATCGGTGCTGTATTCTTTTAGCTCTTCGGAAATGTAGAACGAAGGAACATTAGAGGGCAACGTCTCCAGTGCGTCGTAGCACATCTGATAAAGCGTGCCCGTCTTTCGACCCGTGTAGTTTGAGGTCATCATGAACTCAAGGGCATCACGAGCCGTGAAAGACGCTTCCAGGCCATTAGAAGGGACGCTCCATTCCGAAAGATAGAATTTGCCGCCATTAATCCATTGCGTTTCTCCATCCACATCCATGCCATAACGGACGTCCACTTCCTGCCGTTCATACAGATATCGAAACATGCCGCGAGGGTTGATAGCATCCCACGTTTTTTGGCTGTTGTCCAAAGAGAATTCGATGCTGTCTTTAGGAAGCTGCGCCGAGATCGGGTCTCGGCTGGATGTGTGCGTGTACGAAACAAGGTCTTTTTTGCTATATACCTTGTGAAGGCCGACCATGATCCATTCAATGCGAGCACGACGATTTGGAATGCTCCATTCCAGAATGTCAATGGCAATGGAGTCGTAACCGTAAATTTCCCATTCGGTCTCAGAATAAACACTTCTGTTGTTCGATACAGTGATGGTACTCACAACGGCGGTTCCCTTATAAGCCGTGAGCTTGAATTTAGCTGCCCATTCGTTCATCATGGACGACCAAACGACCGTCAAGCCAGGAACGGCGCGTGTGTGCACGCTGCCGAACGAAAGAATAATGCGCGGGTGGCTGGAATCGCTCACGAGCGTCTGACTGATAAAACCGGCATCTGCGTAGGGGACAGAATCCGGCAACAATCTGAAACTGCCGTCCAGAACGTGCAGATTTGTTTCCCCTGTTGCATATTTCGTCAATACACGGTCAGGTTCCTTCGTGGTATTTTCGATATTACCAAAAGGAACCTGTGCAGTTGCGCTTGCGGTGGCATCCTCTTGAACGCCTGGTTCGGTGCTATTGTAAGAAATCTCAACAAACTCTTCCGGCACAAGAGTGTCGTTGAACTTGTCAAGCCATGCTTGAGATGGATGTTCCATACATCAAACCTCCACAAGCGCAAGTGCGCAATTAGTCCAGCCCATTACCTTGCCGGTTTTAGGCCCTCTACGCCACATACCAGCCGTTCGGTCAGAAACGTACATTTTCCTTGTTTCATACGCATTCGTTGTCTGATTCAAAAATCGAACGGAGCAGTAAAACTTGGTAGTGAAGGGGCCAATGGCGGCGGCCCATTGTTCGGCAGTAAGGTAGTTCCATTTTACGGAAATTTTCGCTACATCATGCCGAACAACAGAGCCGACCACCTTACCCTGAACGTTGCGGCCAGAATCCACAATGGTACTGGTCGTCGCTTCATAAGAAGACGGCTCCGGCATTTCTCGGCCATCAATCGTAATGAGTGCTGGAATCGCCAAAGCGGTTCACCTCCTTAATAGCTATAAGCTTCGGTGCCCATAATAGAGCGGCCACGTTCGTTTTTACGCTTTTCAACGGTTGCGGTAAGCTGTTTGCCATCGAGATAGACTTTAAGGATATTGTCTTTATCCTCGTTTCCGTACCGTTGCTTGTAATCAAGAAGAGCATTATAAGCGCCGTTATAAACAGCTTCACGGATTTCTTCGGCGCTAATCTGTGTGGTACTGGCCGCATAGCTGATCTGCACGCCACTGTTCACATCGTTGTACTGAGATGTGCCAGGAACGTTGCTGTAATCAATCTGCCCCAAGTCGGATTCATCGTAGCCAGTAGAGCCATAGGAGCTACTGGAAGAGCTCTTTTTGCCGCCCATGCCACCAACGATGCCAGCAATGGAAGCAGCCAGGACAGCCGCAGCACCCAGAGCAACCAGTCCGGCTGGAATGCCGAAAATGGTGGCAGACAAAGCCGCACCAATAGCGTTAAGCATCGCCACGAACGATGCACCGATGGTTCCAATCAACGTGCCCATGGATGCATAAATAGACGGGAATGCACTCGCCAATCCCTTAGAAAGAAGCCCGCTAATCGTTTTTGCGGTGGAACTCATTGGGCCTTGAATTGCAGTAAACGTCTGCTTCAAAGAATTTCCGAGACGCTTGGAAGTAGATACAATCTCGCCGAATTTCGAGGTAATGCCGTTCAGAAGCTCGCCGCCAATCTGATACGCCTGTGCGGACAGCGTAGACAGTGCATTAGTCAACTGCGTGCTCAAGTCGGTAATCATGTTGGTTGCGATCGTCTTGATTTGAGTGCGCTGCTCTTCGCCCATTGCGTGCCACAATACGGCAGCAATCGTCGTACCGATGGTCTTCACATCGCCACTCTGAGCGGCTTCCCAAAGGTTCTGAATGGTTCCAAAAAAATCATTCTGCAAATTGGTATCGAGCTGCTGCCAAGTGCTAGTGAGAGTCTGGTCAAGGTTGTTCACAAAGCCAATGCCAGTCTGCTTGCCCTTTTCAATGAACTGGTTTCCAGCATTGGTCACGCCATTGATAAGCCCCTGCATGGCCTCGTCAACATAGCCTTGAGCGGCGGTGATACCGTTTGCAAGGCCCTGGGCGATGTAACCGCCAATCTCCGCAAACACAGTAGAAGGGGAGTGGATGCCAAGAACGTTCTTAACCTTGTCGATAACTGCGGTTCCAACATTTGCGACAGCATTTTTAGCTGTTTCAATCATATTGTTCACGCCATCAATAAGACCCTGAATCAGGTTCTTGCCAATATCAAAAAGGCTAAAATTGTCAAATGCGCTCTTGATTGCAGAAAGAATTTTCTTCGCAGTTTCAGTTACACTAGAGATAGCATCAGTAATACCTTTCTTCAATCCGGCGATAATGTATCCGCCTTGTTCGGCCATTACGGTGGATGGGGAATTGATTCCAAAGGCAGACTTAAAACCATTGATAAATGGATTGAACACATTTTCAACAATCCAAGCAGCAACATTCGTGATTGCGTCTTGAATGCCATGATAAATACCGTAGACGATATTTAGCCCAACATTATCAAACGGCCCTTCTGCCACTTTCTTTTCAAAATAATCGGCAATTCGGGAAACCAGACCACCCATGAAGTCGAGCGCTTCAATGAACGCTTCGCCAAAGAAACGACCGATAGCTTGAGCTAGACCGGCCCAATCTACGGAAGTAACGGCTCTAATAGCAAAGTCAACGAGGTCTTGACCGAGCTGGTAAGAGTCTGTGCCAGCCAAGAAATCAGAAACAGCGTTAATGCTATCAGTAATAAAGTTGAAAAAAACTCTTGCAAGCTTTTCAATCTCAACATTTTGAAGAGCATCGGAAAGCTTATCAGTTAATTGCTTCCCAACACCAGTCCAATCTACTGTTGCTATCCAATCTGAAAGTTCGTGAAAAAATCCAGAAAAGCCATCAATAAAGGCGTTAAGCACAGATGTCCAGTCAAGCTGAGACAGGAAACCACCAAGAAGCTCAAACTCGATGATGAATCTGTCCGCAAGTAATCGGCCAAACAAATCCCAGTCTACAGAATCCACGAGCCCGTTAACGCCATCTGCAAAAAACGCTCCAAGCGAGGCCCAATCAATAGAATGGATGGCATCATAAATCATGCCCATAAGTTTATTTAGCTGTTCGCCGATTTGGGTTCCGATTTGGAAAGAATCGAGAGATTTTAATTTTGCCTTAATCTCGTCAACAGCGCTTCCGGCATAATCTTTGAACATATCATACTGGGAGAGGTCAACGTCGCCGAGCAGATTGCCAGCAGCACCGCCACTGCCAGAGCCAGAAGAGCCGGAATTTTGCGAAGGGTCGATAATGTTTAATTCATCAAAGCCCATCGTATAATCTTTGGCCGCTTTCGCCGCTGCTTTCGTAGCATCAGCAGTGTCATCCATAACGCTGGTTACACCGCCAATATCTTTCTGCGTCTTGCTAAAATCGGTAAATTCAATTTTCTGCCCGAACACAGATGCAAGAGAGACAACAAATTCTTTGATAAGGTCAACTGCTGCAATCAGAACGGGGAGAATCGCCTTAAATGCGGGATAAAGAAGCTGGCCTACAGCCTTTGCAAGCTGCGAAATTTCAGACTTCAAAATGCGTACCATATTGGCGGGGCTACTAATGGTCTGCGCGAGGTTGCCTTGAATGTTGGTAGTCTGCTTCATAATGGCGATGTAGCGAAGAACTGCCTTATCTGCCTGAGACAAGCTAGAAACCTGCTTATTAAATCCAAGAGCGAGAAGCTCCTGCTGTAACCGTGCCTGGGATAAATCAACACCTAAGCGTCTAATAGGTTCAAGTTCGCCAGAAATTGCGGAAGAGATAGCTGTAAAAGTAGTAGCAGTATCCTTGTTCCAATAGGACGATTCATCATAAGCAAGCTGCGTCAAGTTTTTGGAAAGGATATACGCTTTATCGCTTGCCAAGCCGAACGAAGTAGCAAGGCTTTGGATCGTAGCAATGTTTGTCATTGCTTCTGTCGGGTCGATGCCAAGCAGAGACTCCATCTTATTGATAAGCTCTGTTGCTTGACCGCTTAACTCGCCCATTGCGTTATTGAACAAGTCTGTTGCTTCATAAAAGTCATTGAACTTAGTAACGGCATTGGCAAGATAAGTGGCAATAGCTTTCAGAGAAACTAGCTGTGCTGCACGTTTCTTGATGGCTTCCAACTGGCTTGCCAAGCTTGAAAGGCTAGTACTTACTTTCTGGTTTGCCGAAGAAAAGCGGGTTGTAGAATTGACAGCACTTTTAATTTTAGATGGAAGTGAAGAAAAAGAGCGCCCTACCTTGTCCAGCTTGGAAGCGAGTGGAGAAATAGCGGATGCCACTTTCTTACAAACTTCCGCAAAATCATCAAGCGTTTTAGAGTCCAGCTTCTTTGTAATGCTTGGGATTTTAGCAATGGAATTGATTGCACTGCTTACGCCACGCAAACTCTTAATGGAAGAATCGCTAATAGAAGAAATAGGGGAAAGGCCGTTCTTCAAGCTGTTCATCTTGCTGCCAAGTCCTGAAAAATCCATGTTTCCAAGATTGACGGACGAAATTTTGTTCAAAGCATTAGCAACAGAGCGGATGCCTTTTGCGCTTTGAGTAAGGTCTACATTAGCAAGACCGTTCATAAAAGACGTGATTTTGCTAAGACTGTCCAGCCCAGTAGATGCGGATTTAAGAGCGGAAATAGAAGCAGATAACTTATCAAGACTACTGCAAACCTTTGCCACGTTGCCTTTTGTCCGCAAATTAGAAATGGCGGTAGCGAGCTTGCCGATATTAAGCTCTGCACCCTGAGATTCCGCAGAAATCTCTACGGATAAGCTCGTAATATCAACATCAGCCATCACTACCACCATCACTTTCCATCATAGAGAACATCATTCTCTTGATTCGCTCCTGCGCCTCAACTGCGCGTTGGTATTCATACTCGTCTTTCTCCTTTTTGGTGAGGGGAAGCGGTCTATCCATGTACTTGATGGGCTTAGACCCTTTCTTGCGGAACATATTGCCAACCGTAGAGGAAAGCGCAGATGCCATGTAAAAGCCGTTTCTCCATGCTTCTGCATTGGCTCTGCGTTCCCGCAGCTCCTCTGCGTCACGATAGACCTTCGCCAGCCAGACATCGCCGTACCAGAACTGGTCGTAAGTCATGCCGATGGAGATGTAATAGGCTTCTACATCGTGGAACAGCTTGAAGAAGGAGAATGGTTCTCCCTCTCCGTCTGTTTCTTGAGATTGTGCGGTTACACAATCTCCCACGTTGCGTTTTTTGCGGTCTTGTCCTCAGTGTCAGTTGCCAGCAGAGACTTGGAAGCATCCATGAACATCTCAAGCAGAATGCCCATCAGGTCTTCCTTATCCTCGATGTGCTGGAACATCTCGTCCACGACCTTGCGCTTGATGCCCTTGTTGCGGGCAATGAACGCACCGTAGAACAGGGCACGGGAGTTGGACAGCAGATTGGTCATCTGAGTGTACTGGCCAATCTGAAAGCCTGCGCGTTCGGTAGCTTCCACGCTGTCACGGGTGAAAGTCAGCTCGTAAGTGTTCTTGCCATCGGGGGAATGAAAGTTGATAACCTTAGCAGCCATAATAAATGCTCTCCTTTATAAATAGGGGCAGAACCAAATCCGATGTTCAGTTCTGCCCGGTTTGATTGATTCGATTTTTGCGGTTTAGCCGCCATTGACAGTCAGGGTCTCGCTGAACTCAGGCTTCTTGGTGAAGATACAGTTGATGGTCATTTCCACAACCTCGTCCACGCCGAAGCCGGACAAGCCGACCTGATGCATACCCTGCCAAGTGAAGCCGGAGCCGTCCTGCATCTTCAGGGCGTAATACTTCACGGTGTTGCTCTCGGAAGTCTCATCGTAGCCAGCTTCCTTGACCTTCTTGTAGTCAGTCTTGTTGTAGTTGGCAGTGAAAGACTTGGTGTCGCTCTGGATGATGCCGAAGATGTTGACCTGCATAGGGTCAGACAGGGTAGTGGCATCCAGAAGGTTCGGCTCGGAGATCAGGTCGGGCACATCCTTGATGTCGCACAGCTTTGTCAGAGCGGTTGCGCTGTCGCCACAATACAGGGTGGTATTCAGACCGGAGATAGCAGTACTCATAGAATGTTTACCTCCTTAGTTTCGGTAAATCATTCCGTCCTCTCCGATTGTTGCCCCGTAGCTGCAATCAATCCGATAGACGGAATTGTTGTACAGCCCATTCAACGGGGCAAACGACTTTCGATAGAAATTGAGCGGTTCCAATACAGAATCCACGATACCTACAATGAAACGTGCTTCTGCAATGCGTCCGCTGGTTTTGTTGGAATATACACGCACACGCATGGAAACAGCGGCGTACTTGCTTCGGCTGGAAGAATCACGATGAACCGGGAGATTACTGTTTTCCTCTATTTGCACACACGGAAACTTCTTGACATTGCTGTCGTTGATTTCACCAGTAACGAAGATGCCGGGCACTTGCTTTCGCAGTTCCTTGGCAACAGCCGTGAAGATAGAATTGAAATAATCAATCAACTATTCCAAACCTCCCTCCACGTTGCTTCGACCTGAGAAGCCATTTCCTCAACAGCCCCCCACATAGCCATAGCTGGTTCGTTACCATCGGTGTAATTCAATTGACCTTTGCCATCCACCTGTTTGACAGGCGTACCAGCATTGCCAGATTCGCCGTAGTAGTACCATCTGCGGTTTGCGCCTTGCCCTTTACCGTAGGAGCCATGCACACCAACACCGGGCGGCAACTCACCGCCATATCCGTTGTGATGTGCGCCAGTGCCAAACTCGATAAAAGCAACCGATTTGCCCTCTGCAACGATGGTGCAAGTCTTGTCTTTTTGGTTGATATGGCATTTCACGTCATTGGAGCCAGCGTATTCCGCATTAGCGAAACGCACCTTTGCGACTTCAAGTCCCAGCCACGAAAGACGAAAAGCAAACGCTCTAGCCTTTTTGTTCAGGGTGGTCTTGTACTCCTGTATCTGACGTTCCGCATCACGAAGTCCGGCATCGCTCAACCTCACTTTAATTTTCACTTGTAGCCACCTCTTTCAGCGCATACAACGTGTCTGTGATATGCTCTGCGACTTTGACCACAGTGTAATTGAACGGCTTTGAAATGTCCGTCTGAAACCAGACGTGTGTGCCTTCGTAAAGCGGTGTGTTGCGCTTTTTGCTGGACGAGCTGACAACGTAGCTGTAATCCGTGAATGCTCCAAAAGGGTTTGCTTCCGCAGAACCAGTAGGAGGGCTGACGTTCAGCATCAGCTTTGCGGGTTCGCTCCACGATTCGTATGCGGATTCGCCAGTCTCGTTGCCCCATTCGTCCACAACAGGCGTTTTCTCGCCAACCGGGTTTGAATACCACAGCGGGCGTTTATCCAGTGGGCTACCATTGAACATCAGCCGATAACACCTACTCTCGGAACTACTTCATTAAGCAGGGACTGTGCCACATCGGAACTTTCCCACACACGAGTAATGCCGTTGTTGGTGTAGCTCGTCTGTCCGTTTGCGCCGATGTGGTTGTACAGTTCCGCTGCAATGCGTATCTGCAACGACTGATACTGCGAGGGCAACTCGTCCGGTCTGTTGCCGAAGGGGTATCCCTGCGCAAATATCTTATCTTTGGCGAAATCAAGCAGCAGGTCGAAGAGTGGGTAATCCTCGTCCGTGATTTCACGGTCAAGTGCAGGAGCAATGTACTGCCCCAGCTTGACTGCCGCTTCGGAATACTGGTCTCCCATGCTGCTTTCCTCCTTTCGCCTTAGTAAGCCTTGATGCAGTACACAGCGTCCATCTTCTGGAAGGACGGCAGGACAATTTCGGATGCGATGATGTTTGTGTTGACAGGGTGAGGTTCCTTGATAGTGGTGACCGCAACGCCGTTGTTTACGATAGAAACAGAAGCGTTCGTCATGCCCGCACGGAGGTCTGCCTCTTCGGGAGTAGTGCCATACCACATCTCGCCGACCTTACCATCAGGAACCAGAACAACATAGCCATCCGGGATATATTTGACGGAATCGCCACCGCCTTCAGGCTGATACATTTTGTCGAACAGATAAATCTTGATGTCGGTAGTCTGCTCAATCAGAGCACGCGCTTCGCTCTGGGTAAGAACAGCAATAGACTTTGCCGTAACCGTCATGAAACGGTTTTTCACCTCGTCAGAAGCAATCATCTTGTTCAGAGTGTTGGTGTTCATGTAAGCGCGAGTGATAGTTTCGCCAACATTTGCAGCGATTGCATCCTTTGCGGTAGCGAAATCGGTAAGGGGAGTAGAAGTGGTAACGTCCCACTTCGACTTGCCGGTAAGAGCCTTGTAGTTCTTTGCCTGCCAAGTGCCATCCGGGTCGTAATCGTAGATGTAGTTCACGCCGTTTGCCTTGATGGTGATACCGGGCTTGCCGTTCTCCGGGCAAAGCAGCTGCCACGCCATACGTTCAGGAACGATTCGAGCACCAGTAATCAGCTCTGCGGCATCATCGAAAATTCGGCTGATGATTTCATCCGCAAAAGTGCTTTTGCTGTTCTGAATCTCCATCAGCATCTGACGGTCTTTTTCGTCAATGTGAAAGCCCTCGCGGAAGAACGGCATCTCAGTCTCAGACATCTTGAAGCCCTTGCGCTCACGGAAAGTCGCCTTCGTGTCAAATGCACTCGGCATCAGGGAGATGCCAACGCCCTTGTGACCGCGAATCCACTTCAGCTCCAGACCGGCTTTCTTGCGCGGAGGGAACAGAGCATCAGAGCCGAACGCCTGAGCGTTGGTAACATCATTCGTCCAATACTCAGCAATCGCATCGGAAGTGAAATATTTCTGAAAATCCATGTTTTTTACCTCCGTTAAGCATTAGTGCCGATGTTGTCACGGAAAAAGACTGCGGGAACAGCCTTATGCAGAGCGGCAACGTCATCAGCAGTAAAGGAAAAGCCAGAACTTGCCTTTGCCTTTTTCTGGTCAACAACGCCCTGAATCAGCAGTGCGCCGTTGGGGTTGACGGACGGGTCAACGGTGTGCAACAGAATACCAATCGCATCGGTAACCGCTGCATCGGAAACCCCGGTAGTGGCAGAAGCCTTCTTGCCAGTTTTTGCCATGGGATAGCCAGCCTTTACAACATCGGTTTCGGTCACAGTAAAGGGAATGGCAACGTAGGTATCAGCAGCCAGAATAGTGCTTTCAGGAGCCGATACCGGAGTAGTAGTATACTTCATGTTTTCCTCCTTAATGGAAAGCGTTCAGTGCGTCACTCGATGCCTTATTTTCGGCATTCTTTCTTGCTGCAAGGCTCTTGGCAAACGCCACGCCCTCACTGTCAGAGCTGCCATTGCCATCCGCACCCGGAGGTGTGGGCATATCCTTCAGCAAGGAAGCCTTGTAAGCGGTGTCGTGGGCAGTCATAAACTCCGACTGGAACTTAAACACCTTGTCCATGTCACCGTCAGCCAGTGCAGACGCAGCCTTGTTAGCAAGTTCAGCGTCATACCCCTGTGCAACGAACTTTTCACGGTAAGATGCAAGGGTCTTTTCCTTGACGAGGTTTTCTTTGTCGGCAGTCAGAGCTTCAATCTGCTTCTGCATCTCTGCCAGCTTGTCAGCCTGTTCCTGTGCGGCGTTCTCGTCATCGGTGCGCTTTGCCTTGAGCTGCTTCTTGTATTCGGCAGCTTCGCCATTGGCTTTCGTCACGGCGTTGCGCAGCTTCTCAACCTCTGCGTTAGGGTCTGCAACCTTTTCAAGCGCAGAAATGATTTCATCGGCGGTCATGCCCTCTTTGTAGGCATCACCAAGCAACACATTGAGTTTCATATCGTTAATTTCCTCCTGCGTTTTTTTACCGTTGCTTCCCTGCAACGCTGCGAAATTTGTATCCCGGCTTCCCTGCCGTGTTTATGGCAAAGGACTATTCATCCTCTGTTTCTTTATTGGTATCAGTAGACTGTTTATCTGCTATGTTCCCGACATTTGTGCCGGTAGCATCCTGTTTAGGCTGTTCCTGTGGCTTCGGTGCTTCCCCATCCTCGCCCAGCTTGCCAGCGGCAATTAGGAAAGGCTTGCTCATTTCATAAGCAGCCTGCGGGTCAGGGAAAAGACCGGGCGTGGTGAACGCCAACTGCGGGTCAATCGGCTGCTGAATCATCTGTGCGAAAATCTGAACCTTGCTCTGCTGGTTATCGTACTGGCGGCGCGGCAGTTTGATGTTGATGTCACTCGCCATCAGTTTAGAACCAGCCGTATCACGCAGGATTTTCAGCATCACAGACAGGCTTTGGCGCTCAGCATACTTAAACATATTTTCGTACTGCTGCGCCCTTGCTTCGGTGTGATTCCAGCCATTACGGACAATAACTGCGCCCACGTTGTCGGACGTTGCATTCTCGCTACCAGTAGCACTAGGCATGGCAGTCAGACTGCGGTACACGTTCAACATGGAATCAAGCAAGGTCTGGCTCTGCTGCTGGTCAAGCTCGTTTGCAATCTGAGAAACAGAAGCGGGCAAGCTGGTTGTAGATTTCAAGCACATTGCGCCCAGTTCCTTGACCTGTTTCAGTGCGTTATCATCCACAAGGCAGTTGGTAAACACCATGATGGACTGAATGAACTGTGCCACACCGTCCAAACGGTTGCTTTCAAGATCGTTGATGGCATCCAACACAGGGATAGCAGGTTCAAACAAACCCATGCGCTCCGGGTTCAGCTTGTATTCGACCATCGGCAGCATTCCGAGAGAATGGTTCTCCGACTTTGTGACCTTGCCGTTGTCGATTTCAAAGTACTGGTTTGGCGTATATACGCAAATCAGGTCGTTCAGGTCATTCTGATAATTGCGTGGGATGTGTAGAACATTGGCGATGGGCTTGTGGCCGATGCCGGAGTTATAAATCACATACGCCATGTCCGGGTCGGGAACGTCCACTAGCAGGGGCGTTTCGTCCGGGTAGTTGCCGTTGTACCCCTTGTCAGGAAGAACAATGCGATATCCCTGTCCGCACTCCAGCATCCACTGCCATAGCCGCCGATCAAGTGCATCCTTGCCCTCATACTGCAAGGCGTTTGACAGCCGAGCGATTTCCTCACCGTCACCTGTTGCCGTTTCAGACCGAACATAAGAGCAAGGAGTGCCGCTCATGTAGCCCGTGTAGAAGCCCACGCACTCGTTGGCATGGTTTTCTACAATGCGGTTTGTGATTTCAGCGTGGTACTCCTTTGTGCGGTGGAGGACTGGCTGGCTACCCAAGTAGTAGTTGTGCAAAAAGTGAATCTCGTTCTTGTTCAGCAGATGAATAGGCTCTGCCTTACCCATGACCACTTTCAGCACGTTTGCCCGATTGATTTCTGTCTCCGGCGTTTCAATCGGTCTGCGTCCGGTTAGCGGCTCATTCAAAAATCCGCCAACAACCGTTTGATACTCAGCCATGTTTTCCTCCTTTCTAGCAAAATAAAAAGCGCAGCAAGACAAACCTGTTAAGGTCTATCTCACTGCGCTTACAACTGCGCTTCAAAAGCTATTCAGTTTTTAAACTTTGGTACGGAGACCCATGTATCTTTTGGAAGGTTGGAATCTCCAATTGTAATCCAATGGCAAAGAGGGCACAGAAGAGAGAACTTGCCTTCCACTTCGCCAAGATAACGTCCGCAATCGCACGGATTTCCGTTTGCGTCCTTGCGGGGATGCTTACATCTGACTTTTGCTTTCATCTGTGCTCCTTTCCTAATATTCCTGGAAACAGGCTGTTGAGCACAGACCTGTTAGAAGCTGCTGGGAAACTGTTCGCACTTCCAGCCGTGCTATTCTCCGCCTAGAGAAACCATTGCAGCCTTTACATTCAGTTGTCAGACAGACGTAAAACGGGAAGCTGCAATTTTGGTGCTGCATAATGGATTTGAACCAATGTATGTCCGGTTATGAGCCGGATGCTCTAGCCATACTGAGCTAATGCAACATAAAGACCCGGCTTGATTCATCGTTGCTCTTTGAAATGGTAAAATGTCACAAAACCCATTTCATCGAGAGCCGGGAATAACGATTGGAGGTTATAAAAGGAAAATTTCCATGAAAACAAAAGTGAATCGTTGTGCTGCGTGACGGATTTGAACCGCCTTATTCTGGAAGTCAAGATTTGAAGGGCGAACCAGACCCCATCCAACACGGGACGCAACTTATATATCCCAGCAATGGGAAAGAGCGTGGAAACCATTGCTGGGCAGAAAGGAGAACGCCTGCAAAGCATTCAGCTCGGAGCCGTAAAGCGTGTAGCAGGCATCATGCCGGAGTAGCAAACTCCTTACATGCATTATACCAAAAACAACGATATAAAGTCAATAAATTAAATTATACGTTACCACTTTTTTCAAAATGGCCTTTTTATAGGCTCAATTTTACTGATTCCGTTGTACAGTTCATCGGCAAGTTGTGCCAGGCTGTCCGGTGCATCATCGTGCGGAACTTTGCCAAGCTGCGTGAACATCGTGACCTGCTCCATGAACGCCTTGTACTCTTTCGACTGGTGCTTTTCGTCAAGGAAATAGAACCGTTTGATATCCGGCGCGTACTGGATAATTCTTGACAGCTTGCTTTGACCGCTTGGCGCACGCTGGCTGCGGACAGAGCAGTGATAGCCCTGCTGCCGAAGCTGGCTGTCCACCACGTCACAGTATTCATCGCCGCCGTTGTTGGCTTCGCCGCGCACCACGTTGATTTTGTGCTGGATGATTTTGCCAACAACTTCCGGTCTGGTCACGGTCTTATCGCCATTGTTGAACACAAGGTCAGGGATGAATACGGCATCACCGTACACATAAGCGATAGGACAGGCGGTGAAGTCGCCGCCGCCCCATGCAATGTCCATGACCATGAGCTTGCGATCAGGCTCACCGTCAGGCAAAACGCCGTTGAAATACCGCAGTTCATCGGCAGGGAACAGCAAGCCTTCACGCACATAGGGCTTGCCCATGTACTTCGCCCACCATGTTGCATCGTCAATGCTGGCTTTCATATCAGCATAGTAGGCATCGTCAAATCCCACACCGTAGTCATAATTGAAATTGCTGTGTCCGTTCTCATCCACAGCGGGAATCACCCGAAATCTGTACTTAGGGTTGTCTGCGTACTGGTTCTGGATGCGCCCCAGAGGGTCAAGCACGTTCCAGCGTGTACCAACCATCAGCTCCAATGCGCCCTGCTTTTTGCGGTCTTTTAGCTGGTTCAGATAGGCATCGTACTTGTTGTTTAGACGCTCAACATTTAGGCTTTCCTCCAAGTCCTCAATCAAGTCATCGCTGTACAGAACGCCACCCTCACCAATTTCAACGGCACCAGTCAGCGTACCGCCGATGGAGCGGCAAGTCAGTGTGGGGAAGCGCTTCTTTCGGTTCAGGTCAACACTTTCGTCCTTTGCGCTTTTGTCCACAAGCTGAACGTCAGGGAAGATTTTGCCCCAGTTGTAGGTTACAGGGTCGGTGATGATGGACAGCACTTCACCATAGAAGCCGTTTGTTAGCTTGTCGGAATGTCCGCTCATAACCGATGCAACGTCAGGGCGGTTGCCCATCAGCCATGTGATGAAAAAAATACATAGCGTCGATTTTCCGACGCGAGCAGGTAAGCTAACTCCCAAGAAGTCAATCCGCTTATAAAACAAGTCCTCAAGGTCGTCCGCCAGCACTTTCAGAACCCTGCGTCTCGGCTGATAGAACTTCTTCTCTGGCGCACGGTTCCATTCAAGGTAGATGCAATAGCTGTCGAACATATCTTTCGCTTCAAACAAGTACGTCCGGCTGATAATGTCATAGACCTTCGCCACATCCTCGCCTGTTTTCATCTTACCCATCATGGCTGCGCAAACAGAGCGCAACTCACCAGAGTATTTGTAGGCATCGAACCGCTTGTCTTGCGGCAGAGCGTCTCTCAGGTTCACCACCGCCTGAAACCAGTCCTCATAGACCTGCGCTTCGGTCGGATTCTGCTTTGCATACGCTTTGATGCTGTCAATGATGGCGATACACTGCTTTGGCTGCATAAAAAAATAGGCACCCCCTACCTGAAAATGTAAAGAGTGCCTACAACTGCACAAAAATCAAATATTCGGTTTTATTCTCCGGCTTTGAAATTGTAAATCGGCTTAATATGCTTTACAATATCAACGGTTGGAGAGATTGCGTTGATAATTTCCTGCGCTGACTTATATGCCATCGGGCATTCATCCAACGTGGATTCATCGGCTGACGTAGTATAAATTCCATTCATTTGCTTTTGGTATTCCTCAACGCTGAATGCTTTTTTAGCCGCTGTTCTGCTATATAGTCTGCCAGCACCATGTGGTGCAGAAAAATTCCAATCAGGATTGCCCTTACCAACGCAAATAAGGCTTCCGTCTCTCATATTAAGAGGAATAATCAGCTTCTCACCCTCTCTAGCGGATACAGAGCCTTTTCGGATAATATCATCCGATTCATCAATGTAGTTATGAATGGTTTCAAAGAAGGACGCATGGGTCAGCATAGAATTGATTCCAACGCCGTCTAAAATGGTATGCATAATTCTTGCTCTGTTCATCCTCGCAAAAGCCTGACAAATTCGCATATCATTAAGGTAGGAATCACGTTCTTCGCCTTCAAGATAGCAAAGTTCATTCGGAATATCAGGGAACTGAACATCCAATTCTTTGATTTTTTGCGAGATTTCTTGTTCACGACCCTGCGCTTTCAGTTCCGCAATTAGATGTTCCGTAGCGTCTTTTCTTTTATTCTTTCCTTTAAGATTTGAAATGGCTACGCTTTGATGATATTCTGCGACTTGCTTCCCAAGATTTCTGCTTCCAGTATGGATAACAAGGTACTGGTTTTTTTCTTCATCTTCGTCCAGCTCGATAAAATGATTGCCACCGCCCAAAGTACCCATGCTACGAAGAATCCAGTCAACATTATGTAGGCTATCTTTGCAATCAAGCTGGCCAAGGAAAGAATCCGACATTTTCTGCGATTCGTGAACATTCATTCCAGCCGGAACTCGTTCTCTGATTACTTTATCTAACTTTTTCGGGTCGATGTGTTCAATTCCAAGTTCAGCGACAAGCATTCCGCAGCCAATGTCCACGCCTACAATATTCGGAATGACTTTCTTGCCCAAGTTTGCCGTAAACCCAATTACACACCCGGAACCAGCATGAACATCTGGCATAATTCGAATTTTGCATCCGTCAACAAAGCTCTGATTACAAAGCGTTAAAATCTGCTCAGATGCCTTATCTTCAATATTGTCCGTAAACACCTTTGCAGACGCATATTTTCCTTCAATCGTTTTCAACTTGTTCTCCTTTCTCATTCAGTTTTATTCTAGGTTGCGAATAATGTCACCTGTTCTGTTCAGCAATCCGATACCATGTCTGGCGGGTTACGCCAAGCTGTTTGGCAGCGTCCGTGACTGTGAGAATGCGCTTCTCCACCTGCTCATGGAGAACGTCAAAGAGGTTTCGGTCATACTCGGTGGGCTTGCGACCTTCCCTGTAATCGGGACGCTGGCTGGCAATTTTCTTGCCCTCTCTGGTGCGTTCAACAATCATGTCACGCTCAAACTGGGCAAACACAAGGAACATACCTCTCATAGCCCTACTAGCAGGGGTATTGTCCATCACGCCAAGATTCAACACGTTCACCCGGATTCCTTTTTCAATCCATGAATCAATCAGTTCATACCCACCAACAAGGCTTCTGGCAACACGATCTAGCTTTGTCACAACGATTGTATCGCCGCTCTGGACTTCCGCTTCCAGCTTGTCCAGTTCCTTGCGTTCCATTTTAGTTCCGGTATATACCTCTTTGAAAATCTTAGTTGCGCCAGCGGCCTTGAGGGCTTCTTCCTGCGATTCAAGACTGTTGCCGTCAATCGCTTGACCAGCTGAACTGACACGAGCGTAACCGTAAATCATTCGGGTTCACCGTCCTTTTCAACGACTGTCCCCTCGACAATATATGCCTTATCTCCAATATCGCCCATGTCCGGCTCGACAACAATACGGTAATTCATTGAGTTCAAAAGCCTAAAAAACGTAGAAAGGTTCAAACTTCCATCTTTTAGCCTTTGATACACCGCTTGTCTCGACCCAAGACCAGAAATTTCCCCAAGCCTAACTATCGTAATGTCCTGACGCTTCATTACGTCCTTTACGATTTCAGCCCCATTAGTGACAATTTTCTCTTTTTTCTTTTTAGTAACCTTTTCCTGCTCGTCCATTTTTACCGCCCCTTTCGTCACCATTGTAAACGAAAAGATTTACTTTGTCAAGAGGGGATTTAAAATCGAAGCGGTCTGAGAGTGTATTATATATAAATATACTCT